GCTTGTATAGGGTCTTTCGTAGCATTCCAGGCTCCCACGAAAGACTCTAGCCACTCCGTAAACATTCCCAATTTAAGAGCATGTTTGGCATCCGTCTCGAACCTCAAAGCCAGCTTTCGGTTTTCTTCGTCGTTTTCGAATGTCATCAGATTTTCTATCGGCAATCCTGCACTTGGCATTGTTCCTCCTGATAATCAACTGTTTATTGATTGTTGTAATGCCTATTAATCACTTGTCGCATTCTACTTGCTCCAGCCGGGTTTGCGGAGTGCACTGCAACACCGTCCGGAGGCCAGTATTCCGGGTGCTGTTCGAGCCACATCACAACATCGTATCCTGAGCGTTGTCCATCCTCGTGAACCTGACCGAGGAATCCACCCTTAATCATTTGGTCTTGCGTCAGGTCATGGTCCAGGGACGCCCGTGTTACTTCGCCCGAGCGTAATAGATTGATAGCCTCTTCCGCAGTCTTCGCCCACGTCCAGCCGATGAACCCTCGTTCAACGGGGTTTCTGATGTCGTCCAGCCAAAGCTTCATTTTTCTTCACTCCTTCAGGATTGCATTTCGGGCACGTGCCTTCGCCCTCGCGTCTGAACTTTCCGATGCCAGCACCGCAGTGCACGCAGAATTCCGCGTTCGCGGCACGCGGCCTATGTGTACCGCAATAATCACTCATGCTCGAAGGGCTGAAAGAGCAACCACAATGTTTATTACAATCCGGGCATTTTCCGTGGTCGAGATAGTCCATCGTCGCTTGGCAGTATGGGCACTTCATCCGACGTGCAGCTTTCCGTATGTTTCTGGTAGCGGCTCTAGCTCATCCTGAAGCTTTTCGCTCGGAGATGGCTCAGGCTCAGAGTGAAACGTACAAGACGAGTCCTCGTCAGGATTCGGGAACGTGTATTCATTGAGTCGTGCGTTGAGCGCGGCGACTTGCTTTTCAAGCCTCTCAATCTTGAGCCTAAGATTGAGCAGGATCAATTGTGCAGTAAATGTGCTCATCCACGCACCGCCGAGGTGACACGAGTGCCAGCAGGCGTGTTGCTTTCCACGTCAATCACAAAGTTTATGTGCTTGCAGTAGCTCATGTACGTAAAGGGGCCGATTTGTTTCATGTTAGGAAGTCTACGTCCAAAGAAGTCGGAGCATTGGCAGAAAAATGCACCAGTTAGTGCCCTAACCACCATGTACGTCTTCGTCGGCTCTGCCTCGCTGGACACATAGAATACGTTCGACTTGCGAACGGCATTCTTAGGAACGGTTAGTTTCATCATTTGATTTTCCTCCCTTAAGGAATTTGAAAAGGTTGCGAACGTTCTTACCGAAGATTTCGTGAGACTTCGGAAGCGGAGCCAGTTCGATCAGAAGGTCTCGGAGCACGGGCAGATTTTCGGGACGAACATAAAGCACGGCACTTTGTCCATCTGTTGATACGCGTATCCCTAGATTATCCGGAACACGATCCGTGGATACAATAGCTTGAAAACATCCTGCTACCTCGTGCACTTCAAGCTCATGCCCGCAAGGCAGTTTGATTTTCTTCTCGATCATGGTAGCTCCTATTTAAATTGTAGCAGGTTTCTCCTGCTTGTCAAGCTTTATTTTTCCCCACTTCACAACCCGGCCTCGCAGGATTTCATTCTCGCGCCCGCACTCGCACGAATGCAGTAATCGAATGCCCCAATGCGCCATCGCCCAGACACCGAATTCGTTCTCTTTTCCGCACTTACATTCGTAGGTCTTCATGCTGTCTCCAGTTTGAACCCGAGCCCGGCTTTCGAAGCCTGTTCCTTACGTTCCTGGATTGCCGATCCCACCTTTGTGTAGCGTTCTGTCATGTCGCTTGCTGCATGCCCACTCCAAAACTTAATCATCATATCCGGAATGGATTGAGATTTCAAGTAAGAAATACGGAAGCGACGAAGGGTGTGGAAACCTCCCAGGATGCCATTTTTTATCATGCGTTCACGATAGAGACTCTGAGACTCGGGAAACATTAGATTATCTTCAGGCTTCGCGTTCGCCCGAATGAAAGTCTCCAATTCGGGAGCTAGGTCAACCTGCCTAATACCCGCCTTGGTTTTAGGTACGTCCCCGCCTCGCTGGCTGCGAACGTAGACTATCCCGCCCGCCATAAAATTGCTCTTACCATCGTCAGATAGGCTAATCCCAAGGGCCTCGTTGATCCTGAGCCCTGATCCTGCCAAAAGGGCATAAAGAGCCTTGTCCGCCGGGATCGCCTTGCTAATAGCCTCTTGGATCGTTTCTGCCGTCACAGTAGGCTGTTTTTGGTTCTCAACTGGCGAGGCGTCAATGTGCTCGGAATTCCAGTTCCGAGGGAAAAGTTGGTCCCCATTCTCGTCCACAGCAGACTTCACTATCTGCTTGATAAGATTGATGTTATCCCTAACCGTGGCGGCGGACAGTCCCTGTTCCTGAAGTTCAGCTACAACGGATTTGACCAAGGCATTGCCTACGTCTTGCAGGCGCGTGGAGCCGATTAAAGGCAGAAGATTAACATTTAGGTTAGAGCTAAAGGTTCTGATCGTGTTCGGACGAAAAGGCTTCCGTTTACGGTTTGTTCCGTGGTTCATAAAAAGTTTAGCCTGGTCCGCGAAAGTTCGGGTGTCTTCGCCTTGACCTGTCACCTCCGACTTTATTGGACGATTATGTAAGAGGCTGAGTGCCGCACCGCTGAAAGTGTCCTGCATGTTGTTCTCCTAAATTCTGAGAATAGCATAACACTATACGCAAAAGCTTGTCAAGCTTTATTTTCAATTAATTTTGTGTACGCTAATCGCCTAAACCACGTGTCTCGAACTAGATGAGCGAACCACAGAGGAACGCTTTTCTTGTGAATCCAGATTTCGTCGCCTTTGGGATCAGGATTCCAAGCTATCATTTGTTTGGCTCGTTCTATCGCGGCCTCTTTTGTATCGTACAGAGCCGCACCGTCTTCTGGATCAAATCCACTAAACGCCATAAATCCCTCCGTGTGTAGTGACATAACTATACTCAAAACGCTGCTATGCGCTCAAGCAGGACGGCCGCATAGGACTTCATTAACCCGTACTGACGGATTAGACGCTCTCGTTCTGCCGCTGGTAATGGCGGGAAGGTATTTCCTTCGGTGATGAATTTATACAGCTTTGTCACCTTGTCCGCCAATTCTGCGTGCTCGTTTACTACCCGTACTACCCGTTCTTGATGCGGTGCTAGACTCATTTTATCCTCCTCTGTGTTTAGTACACTACTATATCTTGTGTTCTCGGGCCTCTAGGCAAATCCAACAATCACACTTTTTAGTTCCGGGCCTGGATTCCATCAGCTTCTGTACATATGCCAAGACGATATCTTGCTCTTCTGGCGTCAACTCTTTGATCTTGTCTTCCAGTTGTTTTAGGATAATTACTCCGCCTTCGTAGACACGCCAAGTCTGTCCATAATCAGCAAACGTTTTTGGAGGTGGAATCGTCGCCATCGCGGTATCAATTTCGTTCTCCCGCAACTTTTTCAAATCTATTTCGAGTCGGTTCACATGTCCCTCCATAGTGTCTGCAATGCGTTCCAGGCGACGTTCGGGTTGATCTTCACCCGGCCCTCGTCGGCCTCCTCTTTACAGGTGCCAGACTTCACGAGAGTATCATCCTGTAGTGTTATCTTATAGTCCCCGTTCGGGAATATCTGGCAGATTAGGTGCTTCATCCGCCCACCATTGAAATTAACCACGCGATATACTGATCGATGATATCTTCCGAATCCGGGTCGGGGTCAGTGCTCGTGTCTTCCCAGGCATCAAAGAAAATTAAGTAGATCATTCTCCAAACTCCTCTACGATTCCGATTATCTCGGCGGCTATGAGTATGATGAAAGCAATCATGAGCCAAGGAACCAAATAGGATATCCCTGCGCCGATCCCGTATCCGAAAAGCCGGAGTGCGCTCTTGAGGTAACTGATCTTTGCGTGCGTCGTCATTTTTGTTCTCCCGGCCACAGAGGCAGATAGTCTAGGATGCCCGCAACCCGATCCTTGTAAACGGGCTCGGTGCATACTGCTGTCGCTATTAGCAAGCCTGTTCCGTAGGCTTCCTCGTTCTTGTCGAAGAACACGTCCCAACATATACCCGGCGATGCGTTGTTGAGTAGATGCATTACGTGTGCAAGTTCTGCCGAATCTCGGCACATGAGCGTGATACCCGTGGTAGGCGTCCAAGTTGCGGTCTTTTGTGCTCGGGCCGCGTTCCACATGTATTTACCCATCACGTGCTGGCCTTGCTGCATCTGTCGCCCGAGGGGCTGTACGACGGTCTTCGTGCCCATCGTGTAATCCGGGATCACTTTGTTATTGTGAAGCATGGACACTCTCGGAACCTGTACGGTTGCCGGGATCACGGTGTACGTTCGGATTTCGCCCTTGTATTTCATTCTCCCTCTCTATGCCAGTAAGACCATCTGAGTATACTGAAACATATCAGCAACAGAAAGCCTGCCACGACTACCACGCTGTTCTGCATACATATTCCTGCCAGGGTTAACCCGAAAAATATTCCGACGTGCCCTGACAGGACGTTTGCTATAACTCGCTCGTTCATGCAGATTTCACTTTCTCTTTCGATGGCCTGTAGTACCAGGCTCCGCTATCGAGTTTAACGATAATCGAATCCCGTGTCTTTGTCTTCTCGACTTGTGTCACGGTGCCCTCGTCAAACCCGATGCGGACTCTATCGTTTACCTGGAAGTTCATGACGCCCCCACGTACTTCCAAACGGTGATCTTGCGAGCATGATTGGATTCGCGTCTGGACAGGTACGGACCTGCTTCCTTCCAGTTCTTGCCACGGAAGACTGCTCCCGCAGCATTCCCCAGGTCGGCTGCCTTATACCCGAGGTTGACCAATTCGCCTTGGACGGCGTCGATAGTGACCAATCCCTTGTCTTTGCCAAGTTGAATAGCGATGTTCTTGGCAATCTGATACACTTGTGCATTCTTGTTGATCGCAGCGTTCTGCCCGGCGTACTTTGCCGACACACCTGCTGCAATTTCGCGGGCCGCCGCAAGACCTTGGTTTGGAGTTAACGCTGGAGGCGGAACTGGAGTCGCTATCGGTGCCACGGGTGCCACAAGCTTGATGCTTGATGGGAGCCATCCGCCAATTTTTCCCAGGTCAGTTATTACCTTCACGAACGACGGTTCGCCATTAGCCGAATACCCGCCGATAAAGCCTGTAACCACACCGAATCGTCCGCCATGGTATGCCGAGTTAAGAATCTCTACGCGCTGTCCAACCGTGTAGCCGAGTTTGGTTTCTGGGTTCACGGGTGCTGGTGCCTGAGGCGGAGTCTCGAAACGCAGGCTGGATTCGTACCATCCGCCCGGAAATTGAGTACCGTCCACTAGAACTCGAATGAATTCATTCTGAAATTCCTGAACTGTTCCGTGCTGTCCGTACTTATTTACTACTCGATCACCTACTTTAAATTGACTCATGCTTCCTCCTCGGGTTTTAGAGACCGTCTCTTTTTCTTTGTTCTGCTAAATAGTGGCCTTGTTGGATCAACTTCCTGAGATTGTACGTCGCTTTCCAGTCTATCACACCATTCTTCTTGGAGAAGGCCTGGTGCAACAAGTCCGTTTTAACAACATCCACCACGCCATGCATACTACCACTGCTACGGACGATTGTCAATTCATCCGCCATCTTGTGAAAATCCTCTTCGAGAAGTTCTTCGAAGGTCTTAACTGTCTCTGCCTGTTTCACGTTCGACCTCGTCCTACTGGCATCCAGATGCAGCCTTCACCATCCCAGAAACCTGCAATATATTCCCAAGACTTTACCATAAATCACTCATAGCTCCTCGCTGTGCTAGGCCCACCATGCACGCTTGAAATTTTGGTCCGTGCGCAACTTCATCGCTTTCTGTAAGCGGAACTTCTCCGCGAGCATCTAGCCTAATGTGACAAATTTCATGAAGTAAACTGATATCCGCCGTTTTTAAGATCGGGTTGAACTGTCTGTCTATGCGGATATGGTAGGAACTGGCTCTGTGCTCCACGTTTGCCATCGTGTCATGCTTGCCGTTTTCATCCCGAATATCAGTATACTCTATAGTCACATAAGGCAAGGTGTTTCCGAAATAATCTTTGTTATATTGTTCGTACTCGCCCCAAAGAATGTTATCTGTCGGAACCACGACTTCACCTACACGCTCGGCTGCGATTTGCGGAGGAAGAGGATGCATACTAGCGTCTCCGCACTGCCAGCACTCGTACACTAGAATGCCTAGAGCGATTGCGATTACTGCCTTCCAGCGGGCTCTCAATGTCTGCCTGCTTTCTTCATTTCTTTGATTCGCGCCTTAACGTCCGGGTTTTTCAGGGCCGCGTCCACTAGCTTTTTGATAGCCGGGAGATTCATCACGGAAATTCGAATCGTTGCCTTTGTGCTGTCGTTAGCATCAGGTGAGACACTGCCCATTGCTAGGTCAGTCAGGTTAACAAAAATCAGGCAACTGTGTTTTACATGCAACACGCTCAATGTTGCTCCGCAGTCTAGTGTAACCTTTTTCTCCATCATCGTTTTCTCCATCGTTTTCTCCCTTTCGACTTTAACTTTACTTCGCTGAGGCGACAGCCAGGACTTATCCGCCGCCTCAGGCATCGAGGAAGTACATAATAGCACTTCCTCGTTTTCTTGTCAAGTGTTATTTTAGATTACTGTTGGACGGTTCCAGTACAAAACGTTTGTACCAGGCAGAAGCTTGCGATTGGTTGAGGTGGATTGGATGAAAACATCCCATTCCCCATGGTTCCCCCAGGATAAATTGAAGTTTTTCCGTTTGTTCTTTTGCGGCTAGAGTTCAAAGTGTTCAGTGAACGAGTTGCATCCCTCAAATTTCCGCGACGATTATTTAATCCGTTCTCGTCTTCGTGATCAATCAGACTAACTTCTGGAAGAATTAATTGATGCATCTTCACAGGAGTCGGATAGGTGCTTTTAGCGTAAAAGGTATAGAGACCTTTGTCTGCGTACCAACGACGGTCTTTGATTAAATCAAAATCGACGGTATCGATGACGCAAGCCAAAGGCTCGCCTATCCGACGTATGATAGTAATTATTGTAGTACCATCGCTTCGATGCTCAAAGAAATTTGGCTTGCGTCGTTGAGTTGAATCGTACATTTACAGCGTGCTTCGCTTTCTGCGGCCTGGCACGAACATCGGCGGGCACTTGGCAAGGAGTTCTTCATCTGACAGCAGGTTCAAAACGCGAATAAACGGAGAATCCTCATCGTAACCATAACTCAGGTCCGCACGCAATGGGGCCGCGTGACGTGCTAAGGCTTTCTGCGCTAAGGTTTTCACTTCAGTATCCATGCTCGTTTCCTCCAGTAAAATTAACTACACTCTGAGACTACCGAACTTCGAAAAGCTTGTCAAGCTTTATTTTCAGAAATCCTCAGTTGCTCCGAAATCGCCCTCTCCAAGCCGTGCTCCGGGCAATAAATGAACCTGCCAACCTTGACCTGGTCCTCGGGCTGCACGAGTTTACGACAATTTCCGTTAGCACAGATAGCCGCTCTTCCTGTTACTGCTCGCATATTTTTCTCCTCGTTTAGTGTCTCTCGTACCTGGGTCATTAAATGCTTTGCCATGCCTAAATCCATTGTTAACCTCTTAATGCCGAGGCAAGTTTTCCGCCCAGGCCAGTCATTGCAGTATTCTCCAAGACAATGGAGAACACAATCGCCCGGCATAGTTCTTTCAACTCACCGTTCTTGGTGTTATTCTTCTGCTTACGAAGGTATGCCGCTAGTTGCTTGTTGGTCCACTTCTCCGCTCTCTGTTGCAAAGGTTCTGCCGGAGTAGTGATTGGCAAAGTCTTTGGTTCTGTCTTGCGTGTTCCCATAAAGCCTCCCATCGAATATTACCGGACGAAGTTTATTATCCGGACACTTCCAAAACCACTTTTTATCCATCCCATGGATTACCGCTATATGCGAACATTTATAACATTGCCCGCATCTACTACAAATCCAAAGTAATTCACCTTGCTTGCCCAAGAGTCGGCAATTATGCGTGGTGGACACGTTCCACCTTGAATACTGCGATAATCCGCAACTCCCCGTTCAAAACTAATGCTTGCCAACTTTCCAGGTTCCACTCTAGACTTCGTAGGCGAGCGATTCCCTTTTCGAAATCCGTTACGTTCTCGTATTTCTCAACCTTCCGCATGCTGCCGCTCCCAATGCCCGCCTTCTATAATCTTTCCCCCGACCCACACCTGGACGCCTCGGGCTGCGTTCCTGGCTTTCTTCTGCTTGCGCCAGGTCTCTGCGCTGCCGTATGACTTGCGGTCTCGTGCTCGTTTCTTCGGTCCTTCTCTGTCGATCATTTGCCCTCACAGTGTTGCAGCATTTCCTTAATTACTACACGCTGCTGGTTGATTATTCTGTCCTGGTAGATAATCAGGCCGTTTAGAATCAAGATTCCGATGCCAAACAATATGACTGTCTCCAGTAAAATCCGCTGTAGTTTCATAGGTTCTCCCGAGCTAATGTATTCTCGCATACCTTCTTTTCATTGTCAAGCTCTTTTTCGCACCACAGACAGATGTCTTTATCATTGAAAGGATACCACATGGGGTCGTCGCAAATCATACAACGCTCTTTCGGAATGGGCGACGCTTTAAACGTCGGAACAAACGGAGGCATAGGGGGAAGGTCAGAACTAACCAGGTAGCCCTTTTCAGTGTAGTCATAGAGTGTTGTAGGATCATTTTTATCTGCTTCCTTTTTAAGTTCTTTGAGAGCCTTCTTTAGACCCGCTTTTAATTCGGCGTTCTTGGTTTCTCGTTCGTTCAGAGGCTTGTACTTCTCCAAGGCTTCAGGTGTTATTCTTATCCCAGACTGCGGTTTGAGTTCTTTCAGTGCATTTAGAACGGAGGCTTTCTGCGTTCGCCACAACCAGTCTGGCGGTCCCGATGTCTTGAACCCTGCGGCCTTGACAGCGTCTAAATCCTGCTGCCAGTGCGTTTGGGAGAATTCAGCCTGAAAGCCCGCGTTCCAAAGAATCCTCATGACATAACGTCATCAGAGATTTTTGCTTCTAGCTCCTCGGCTCGTTCAGTTAGCTGTTGGTCAATCAATTCCTTCTGCTGCCCCATGTGCTGAAGATAGCCAGCAGAGAGCGCTGTTAACTGATTGTACTTCATCAATAGGTCTTGGTAATCCTGACGGATAGCGTCACACTTCGCCTTATAATGGTCCACGCCAGCTATAAGCACGGCGAGCCATTCCCTCACAGGAGCCTCTTTCGGCACCCACGAGCCCAGGAATCCCTGAGCGTAAGCTATATCCTTTTCTTTCTCAAATAGTTCTTCAGGCATCAGATACTCCTCTCGTTCTAAGAAACGCTTTATCTGCTACAGTTAGTTCCCACTTATTGTAATCTCTTGGCGGGCCTTCCAAGATTGCTCTTTGAAATAAAATCATATTTTCCCGGTCTTGGGATTCGTGTTCCTTAACGTGTGGTTCTTTCAGAGCCCTTAGTCCGCCCTCGGTCCACGCAGTGATTTCTTTCCTGCAACCTTCCCTAGGACACTTCCAGTTATGTTTAGGTCCGAAACTGCTCTTTTCTTCCCTGTCTTCAAGCATACAAACAAGGCATCCCAGGTGCCGGATACGGAATGTTCACTCGATCAAGCCAGCCCTGGAGAAACTTCGCCTTCGAAGGATTCGCAGCGGCATCGTCGCGATAGAACTGTGCCCACAGTGTGCGAAAGTTCATAGCAACATTTACCGGGCTCGATGTATTCACGGCTGAAAGTGTAAGCGGTCCCATGACTCCGTCTGCTCGCATGTGAACTGCGGTTTGAAGCGTCTTGACGGCTGTGGGAACGTTATAGTTGAAAGCAAAACTCAACAGAGGCGCAGCCACGATATCCGCTAAAATTTGATCCCCGTTAAACCTATTCCAGAAGAAAGTCCTAGCGATAAGTTTTGCCGCAGTTACCGCTGGCCCGAATGCCAAGTCCGTGAAGAAATTGCTCGGCACTTGTCGAGTCCAGTTCGCACTCGTGATGCCTAGACGAGTTAAGCCTCCGCCGTCACCGAGGTTCACAATTTTGCCCGGAACCTTCTTATCGTCTTCCTGCCAAAGTAGCCATTGAACCACCTGCGAAAAATTAGCCATTTGTTTTCTCCTTCATTCTTTTTCTTGTCTCTTCGTTCGGACCCCTGGCCTGATATTTATCTGGTTTCTGGATAAACTTATCCATGGCGATTGCCATATAGCCCGTGTATTCTACTGCAAATAGACGGTTGTGTGGGAAAGGTAAATGAGCGAGTTGCGAGGTGACGGTAAATTCGTCATTCTTTGCTTCCGGATCATTGTCACAAAAGCCGTCCCAAACTTGGTGTAAGTGGCCGTGAACGTTTACATGGCAGCCCTCTGGCAGGAATGCAGATGGCTTATGCGTAAACCACGCACCACGATACGCCATAGCATCGCACGCCATGTGGAACACACCATTCTCAACATACCACTGCGGACTTTTCTGATCGTGATTGCCTCGGATAAGCCAACGAAGACAGTTCCAACCTTTGACAATATTTACCCAACTTTCTGTCTTGCCGATTCCTACGTCGCCAACGTGAATTAGAATATCTGTTGGTTTGACAAGATTGCGCACGTTCCTGTCAATCAATTCCGTAAAATTCTCGGGACGTTGACAATACGTCTTTATGTTGTCATGATTGAGATGAGTGTCGCTGATTATGTATGTCGTCATTTCGCCTGCATATTCTGGATAGCTTCTAAAACGTAGGCCACCCAAACGTCTTGGATTTCGCCTTGAACCTCTTCGTCAATTTGCTCCCATTCTTGACGAAGGCCCCGGCGATCATTTAGGTCTTTGATTATACCACGAACCGCAATCTTTGCGCAAATAACTTCTTTTGTCATAATTCCTCACAGTAATCCGTCATATGCTCCGGCATTGATGAGCCTCACAATTTCTGCCTTGAAAATCATCCCGTGGCCTCCATCTATGTCATAGCCGATGTATCCTCGGAATCTCAAGTCCGCATGGACCATTTCGTGTAGTAGCGTAATCGTGCAAGAGTCCGGAGAATATTCCAGGCTTCGGTCTACGTAAATGGCGTCTTCTTTCCAATTAAAGTAACCGTCTGGGATATCCCACTGCTTGCTATGTTCGTTGTAGTGACCAATCTTATCCTTAAACCTCACAGTCATCGATCCGGGCAGTCGATTATCAAAGAATTGAGCATTGAGATGCATGAAGTCTTTTTTCAACCAGTTATCGTCGCATCGCTTTTTCTCCAATGCTTGCGCTCTGGTTTCCTTCGGCTTCTTAACTGCCTTTTTTGGCTTCATCGATTCTCCTTATACCATTTGATTGTCTGCCTTAAACCCTGAACTAACGGCGTCTTCGGAGCCCATCCGAAGGTTGCTGCTCTGGTGATATCCATGCAACGTCGAGGCTGACCGTCTGGCTTAGTTGAGTCCCAATTTATGCAACCGTTAAATTCAGTAAGAGAGATTAGTGCCTGAACGATGCTCTGAACGCTTATCTCATCGCCTGATCCTAGATTGACAGGTTGAGCGGAATCGTATTTCTCCATCGCGAGCACGATGCCTTCGGCTGCATCCTTGGCATATAGCAGGTCTCTAGTAGCCCGTCCAGTTCCCCACACGTCAACTGTTCCTCTCGGATTCTCTACCATCTTGCGAATCAACGCAGGGATGACGTGCGAACTTTCTGGGTTGAAATTATCTCCTGGTCCGTAAAGATTCGTCGGAATCACGGATACTATGTTCATGCCGTACTGCTTGTTATAAATTTCTGCCTGGGTTAGGAGTACTCGCTTTGCAATTCCATATCCGGCGTTTGTTTCTTCTGGATATCCATTCCAGATATCCTCTTCTTTAAAAGGGATGGACGTAAGTTTCGGGTAACAACAAGTTGTTCCTACCTGGATATACTTATTCACACCGAATACGCGAGCCTGTTCCATCAATTCGATTCCCATAACGGCATTGTCGTAAAAGAACTGACCGGGGGTCTTCATGTTTGCGCCAATACCGCCGACATTTGCGGCAAGATGAATCACAATCGAAGGCTTTGAGTATAGAAACAGTTCTCGAACATCTGCCTGTTTACGTAGGTCGAACGCCCCGTGAGTCGGAGCAAAATAATCCCGATGCCCGTTCGCTCTCAGTGCATGCAAAACATGCTGCCCTAAGAATCCGTGTCCACCCGTAACTAGTATCATCGTGTTTCTCCGTACAGTTCTGCTTCGACCATGATTTCTACCAAGCTATTAAGGTTCGTTTTTGGTTTCCACCCCAAAACTTTCATCGCCTTGGATGGATCGCCCAAGAGAGAATCCACTTCGGTAGGCCGGAAGAGCCTGGGATCGATTTCAACGTACTTGTGCCAGTCTAGGTTCAATCTTCCGAAGACCAAGTCGAGGAATTCCCGAACCGAGTGCTGCTCGCCTGTAGCGATTACGTAATCGTCTGGCTTCTCTTGCTGAAGCATTAACCACATTGCTTCCACGTAATCCTTAGCATACCCCCAATCCCGTCTAGAGTCAAGGTTCCCGAGGTAAAGTTTATCCTGCGTGCCTTTAAAGATGTTGCAAGCAGCCTTGACAATCTTTTGTGTTACGAACGTAGGCCCTCGTCGCGGAGATTCGTTATTGAAAAGTATTCCGTTGCATCCGAACGTTTCATATGCCTCTCTATGATTCACCACTGACCAATAAGCAAATTGTTTTGCAACTGCATATGGACTGCGAGGATAGAAGGGCGTCGTTTCAGATTGAGGTGCTGGAGACTTTCCGAAAAGTTCGCTGCTGCTCGCTTGATAAAATTTAATGCCTTTACCTTTAATAGCTTCTAAAATATTCAAGGTTCCTATAGCTGTAGCTTGGGCGGTATATATCGGAATGTCAAATGAGGTTCGCACGTGAGATTGCGCCGCTAACCCGTAGATTTCATCTGGCTTAATAATATTGATGGCATTCTCAATAGACATAGCATCTGTCATATCTCCGTAGTGTAATTGTAGGCTATTAAAAATATGATCGATTCTGCTTGTCGCTGGAGTACTATGTCTTCGAATAATGCCATGAACTTCGTATCCTTTTTCTAAAAGAAGTTCGGATAAGTACGACCCACATTGTCCTGAAATTCCCGTAATTAAAACTTTTTTCATGACGGTTGTTCTCCGACAACGATATTCGGAAAATTCAATTTTGCGAACTCTCCGTAAATTTCTTTTGCTTTTTTATCTCGCACTTTGGCAGCCTTAATTTCGTCGTCGAAATGTCCTAGATCAATGCGTTTCCTATCGACAGAAATATGCGCCCGAAATTTCTGTATGTCTTCTCTCCAATGCACGCCTATAAATCTAGACGAAGTGTCCTCAATCTTTTTTCTATTAGCCATATTTTGAGAGTGAGTTGCAGGTCGCAAATTTTCTCGTCTATTATCTAAACCGTTTCCATTTCTATGATCGACTTCATCGATGTCAGGAAGTACAAAATTTTGCATATATACGGTTGTTTGTTGCCCTGTTGGTTTACGAACGGCAGTTTTTGCGTAGTACGTTTTACCTGCCGCTGCTCGATAAACCGACCAACGAAATCCTTTAATCCAATCGTAGATTGATGTATCAATAATACAGATGAGATGTGGGCCGCTTTTTCTTTCGAGAACCACGCACGTGGTTCCGTCTTGATTGTGCACGACTTTGTTCGGAGTTAACCGACGATACGTCCCGCGACTAAATTCTATATCTCTCATTTAAACACCTCATACCAGTTTTGCATGTGCATTATGAACGCCCACATGTCATGGTGCCATCCCCAAGAGCCTAGCCCTTCCATGACTTGACCGAATCCTTCGTGGTACGTTTTCGCCGTCAGTTTCATGTCCCGCAAAGCAGCGACGAAACCATCTGTTAATTGCATTCCTCCTTGCTCTGCTTCCAAGTCCTTCCACAAGTCGTGCGGGCTTCGGTCGTGAAATGCCAACGGCGTACCAAATGAGATTACATGTCCAAAATGTTCTGCAAGTCGATTGATGATGAAGCTTGCAAAAATATCATCATGCCTGCCAATCATCGGATTAAGAAAGTAAGCAGGGATAATCTCCCGAGCCAGTGCCGTGTTCTGGCAGTTGAACGGGGACCATGTGCCAGGCGCAAGAACTACCTTAGTTAAATCTTTTGACCGGAAGCCGTCAGAAATAAGAGGACGTTCAAGTCTAGTAATTGCATCTGTATCAGGGTCGCCCGTCCATAGTCCTGCGTTCACTACCGCATGCTGGCCTGTTACACCCGAGTACACAAGATCGATAAAGTCGTCGTTCCAACGTTGCGCTGGCGGATAGCCCCGATGGTAAAACTCGACGTTGTGCCTTTCTTGCAGCATGCCACAGACGTTGAACCATCCTTTCTGTTTCGATCTAACCATTCCTCTCGGGAATATGTTTCCGATAGACGCCGTGTGCTCCCCGACTGCATCCGCAGCCGTGGCAAGATTGTCGTCGTCAAGCGTGATGATTACGTCCGCACCATGACTGTATGCCCAAAGCAATGCTACGTTCCTGCGTCCCGGTGAATTCCAAGGCAATGTCTCAAGCGGGGAATCCTTTATAAACTCTCGCTGGTCTGTTGGTCCTAGGTATTCGCAATTCGGTATCGTGTCGCAGAATGCTCGTGTAGCGTGATTATCACTCTTCAAATCTCCTGCAACGACAAAGTCCACCTCATGCCCGAAGTACTTTGCGTTCTCGTGGTATGCAGTTAAAAATGTTGGAACCCGCACGGTTGTCGTGACGATTGTGGTTTTCATGGCAATAGTCCTGCTTCGTGCGCCCGCGTACTATCCAAGCTGACGTAATCGATTTCTCCTGGACGTGCCATGGCGTAGCGAATGTCCACGTTACGTTTTGCTGCATACTCTTCTGCGACATCCTTAATTTTCTTTTGTCCGTCTCCGAGATTGAACGTGCCTGTAACATCCAATTTTATCGCTCGCATGATGGCCTTGCAGACAGTTTCTACATGGATAAAATCTCTGATCTGGGTCCCGCCATAGACTACGATTGGATTGTCTTTTGCAAAGCATGCATGCATGGCTAATTCAAGCCTATTGGAATCCTGCCCGCCCCAGACGTTGCCTAAGCGCAGTATGCAATGGTTCGGGTGCATCCTGCGGATAATCTTCTCAGCAAGATACTTGGACTGTCCGTAAGGCGAAATACAACCGTTCCAGCTAGCATCCTCTTCCTTGGCGTTGAGTTTATTTCCGTAAATGGCTCCGCCTGTCGAAGTGAATATCAGCTTTCCGATTTTGTTATATTGCAAAAAGGGTATCAATTTGAAAGCATTATTCTCAAAGCACTCGTCCGGGTCTAGCATGGATTGAGTCACAGAAGCGTGCGCCGCCAGATGGATAACGTAATCAAAATGATATCCTCTCATGACGCCGAAATCCAGACCGCCTTCTAAATCACAATAATATATCGGCACCTTTAGTCTGCTAACATGATACAGCAAGTGTGAACCGATGTATCCTTTGTTTCCCGTTACCAAGATGGATTGTCCCATTTTTCGCCTCCCTCTCGAAATCGTTTGATGAACTGCGTAATCATATGATTCAAACTCAAGTGAAAATCTTCCACCGCTCCGTAGTTACGGGATGACACTGTGATATCCAAGTCTACCAAACGTTTCAAAGCGCCGCCGCCGAATCCGCTAAAACCAATCGTAAAGCCACCGTTCATCTTAGCGTAGGCTATTGCTGCCGAAATGTTCGGAGAATTTCCCGAGGCCGAGATACCGATAACAGTGTCGCGTGGCTTCATGAGTACTGCTAACTGCTCTTTGAAAATAGATTGATAGGCTACATCGTTTGCCCAGGCTGTCAGCATGCCAACGTTATCCGTCAGGCTGATTGCCTTCAGTGAAGGGAACCCTTTAACCTGGGTTCCCTTGGCTAAATCCACTGCCATATGGGATGCGGTCGCTGCGCTCCCGCCGTTCCCTAATATGAAAATCGTAGTACCCCGTTTCATCAACTGAGAAATGACACGAGTCAATTGAGCCGGAACAAGTTCGTCCCAACAACTATCTAATTCCTTTTTGTAATTGCAAACATCAGTCAACATAAAATAATCTTGCTCCCTTCGGGCTCGAACTGAAACGGAATCCATCTCGGGTTGTGCGTCTGCCAAAAAACTTTACGCACCTTGCGCTGCTGTTGAGGATTAACGAAGAGCATTAAGAAGCCCGCCCCTCCAGCACCTAGTAGTTTACCACCACTAGCACCCGCTTTGCAAGCTAATTCGTAGCACTCATCTATCTGTGGGCTGGTGACGGCTCCGGTGCGCTTCTTAATCTCCCAACCCTCGTGAAAAATCTCCCCGAGTTCTCGGATATCGCCCGTCGTGAGAATCTTCCAGAAATCGTCCACTAGTGTTCGCATACGAGTATCTGGAGCGACGGACGCGCTCAGTACGTCGGAAGCTTTTCGTTCTCCGCCTACATAGAAGAGCATCAAGCTGTCGTAGAATTCCCGCATCCTAAGGTCTGAAGTGACGACAGGGTCCACGAAGACCGTACCGTCTGGGTTGAACAGATACCGACGGAGTCCGCCGTAGGCTGCTGCGTACTGATCCTGTTTGCCGATAGGCTCATTAAGCGTGCCTATTTCCAGCCTGCACGCAGCTTCGGCCAAAACTTTCGCAGACAAACCTATTCCCTGATAGGCGGAAAGTGCGTTGAGTGCCCCAACCGTGAAACTGCTAGATGAGCCCATGCCGCTGCCAGCGGGCATGTCCGCTATGGATGTAATCTCCACGCCTTGCGTAACTCCTACCATTCGCATTGCTTCTCTGAATCTCTCGTGCTTTATATCCGCCAACTTGTCCGCTATTTCTGTCTTGGAATAGCTGATGCGAATCGTGTCATCAAATCGGGTGTTGACCGTGATGTAGACGTACTTGTCTATCGCAGTGCTAATAACAGCCCCTTGCTGCTTTTCATAAAACTCGGGACGGTCAGTGCCTCCGCCTATGAAAGACATTCGAAATGGCGTCTTAGATATAATCATTTCTTTTTCCAGCACTCCCACACAAAGGGATAGCAATAAACTTCTTCATGCGTTACCCCTAGCCACTCTCTAATTTTGTCCCGTCGTTCGACAGCGTTTGGGTACGTTTCGTGGAACTGAATTTGTAGTTTCTCTATATTGTCTATAAATCCGGATTCGATAAGCCTAGGAAGTAATACGAACTCATGGCCTTCGATGTTAACGCTCGCTAAAGCAACTCTTTTGATGGCGTATTTCTTGAAGAAATCCACAACGTCAAGAGTTTCGATTTCGTAATCCGAATCTTCTATGTGCGATCCTTCTTCCATTTCGACTATTGTATCGTATCCGGTCGCGTCCGATAAGGCTACGTTCAAAACCGTAATATTGGGCCTTCCCTCGAATCGTAACTTTATCTCGTCATAGAATCTTCCCACTGGTTCAAAAACAAAGACTCGGCAATTTATGTCCTTGTTTTTATTCAGCAAGACTGCGGTCCACTCCCCGTGATATCCGCCGATGTCCAACACAACATCGCCGTCGTGCAGAACATAGTCTACAACCGTATTATGGATGCTTGGCGGATAAACAGGAATCATCGAGATTCTCTCGCCGCATGACGTTTGCCATACAGAACACCATCGGCCACACCGTCCGTGCCATTTCTTATATAATGCTGGTCGCCTCGGAACGCGCCTGTGGTGCCGCCTTGCAGGTGACGAAACTTCAAATGACGAGCATTGATGATTTCTGCTCCGCTCAATTTTGCCATCTCCGTGAAGTCCACGTCGGCGTAATAAGACACGTACTCCGGCCAGAATATGTAGTTGTTTCTTTCGTAGTATTTCCTGGTCAAAAACGGAAGCGGTATAAAATTGTCATCGAACTGAGGCATCCCTGTATCCACTTGAACGATCACTTCCTGGTCCATTTTGCCTCGTAGCAAATCCAGGATATCCGTATCCCAATGCCGAGCAGGATAGAAATCATCAGCAACGCAAACGAGAACTTTGCCATGAGAGATTCGAGCCCCGAAATTATATCCTCCTACGGTAGACGCAGCCTCTTCATTGAACTGAATCAGACTGCTCTGAAATGGCGTCTTATCAGGAAGACCGTTCGGAAAGTGCTTCCTTTCGGGCACGAGTACGTATTCTACGAACTCTGAACGGTCACAGGTTTTGTGCCAGTCCGCAGCTACATGATTCCAGTGCGTAGGTCTTACTGTCGGGTGCAAAATTGAAATTAAAGGTTCCATAATTATCCTTTCTACCAATGCGGATATCCAAAGAGTGATTTCCAGTTAACAGTATCGATCCCGAGAACATCAACATATTCGCGTAGGACGAAGAAAGCATTCCACCCACCGCATATGGCAAGTTCATAGCCTTTACTCTTCGCTAATTCAACCGCAGGGGCTATGGATACGCCTTCACGTGTCCAGTCCGATGCGGGCATGTCTGGGGTATGCCGTTCGTCCGCCGAATAGAACGCATTCACTTCGAAATCCACAACACGAGGTTTATAATTTTTTAAAGCTTCCCATGTATAATAAGACCCGTTATCAGTGTCAATGGATAGTAAGTCAAAATCCACAGGAATCGGTGTACGAGCCAGAAGTTCATCTAGGTTGGTTCCGACGAATTCCTGCATACAGATCACAGGATAGTCTTTCATGTTATTTACTAAGGCGTGAAAATCTTCGCTTGGTTCAATCATGACACCTTGCCAGCCTTGGTCAATCAGCGCACGGGTATTAGAATACGCCTTTCCATTGTATGCTCCGAATTCGCAGCACCATCGATTCGTTACACCGATCTTGTCAAAGATAGCCTGTATGATACCATCGTCACCGCACTGACTGTTGATATCCTTTTTGTGGTTCTTCAACCAGAGACTGCTCATTTGTGCTCCTCATACATCTTTTTCATCCATCCACCTTCAACGCTATATGGCTTTTTCTCAGTATGCTTGTAGTGCCATACCATCTTTGCGCCGTAGTCCGGGATACGATAAGGAAGTATTTCCCCGCTCTTGATGCGCGGGCCGAGAATTTGTCCGATCATGATATCGTCCGCCGAGTGCCAGAATTCTGCTTCTTTCCTGCACGGAGCAACGATGGCTGCTGCCTTCCTGGATAGTACCCGCACAGGCCCGCATCCACACCAGTTATAAAGATTGCGGTCAACGGCATATCCGCCTTCAGTCTTAAAGGTGCAGTTCATAGGAATGGGATTGACTTCCCCAAACGGAACCTGCTCACCAAACGCCCAATCTCCCGCGTAGTCATACTTCTCGAACCCGCATGCTAAGACCTTTTTAGGAATCACGTATGAGTCCGTGCTTGCCATCATAATGTAGTCGTATCCATGTTCGACGCCCCACTTAAGCATCTCAACGACTTCGATGCATATTTTCTCGTATTCGGCAGACACGTCTAGGAAGACTTCGTCTGCGAGCGGCGTATAGCTACCGGATTTTGGAATAAAGAAACGCAGGTCTGCTGGTGCAACGTCCTTGCCCCAGGTCTCGCGAATTACTTGGTGCCAACCCCTCTTAGCCGCCACATCGAACGAATTGATTGCGAATAGAATTCTCATGCGTGTTCCTTATACATCTTTTGCATCCATCCTACATTCGGCTCGTATCGCGCTCCCTTGTGTTCAGGATAGTTCTTAAAGTGCCAAGTAATCCCGTTGTCCGGAACCGCGTCCTTGTGCTGGCCTATGTTCCAGGCTTTTATCCTACCGTTATGAATGTGTGGCCCGAGTGCTTGGCCGATAAAAATGTCATCGGCTGCGAGCCAATATGCTGCATCCGGACTTGCTACGATAATCTCGGCTGCTTTACGAGAAAGCATTCTTCCGTCCCCGCCGTCTGCCCAATTGTAAAGTTTCCGTAGTCTACCATAACCTGCTTCTGTCTTGAACGTGCATTCATAGTCTTCGGTAGCCATCTCGCCTAACGGAGTTCGCTCATGGAAGAAACCAGAATAATCGTATTGCTCAAAACCACTCTTCAGAAGTTTTTGAGGGAGCACGAATGCGTCGTTGCTCACCAAGAAAGTAAAATCATACCCTTCGTTAAGTGACCAACGGAGAATCTCCACGACTTCGCGACAAACGTAATCGTAGTCACGCGGAACATCTACGAACACTTCGTCTGCTAGTAGTGGATGATTCGGCACTCTAGGAACGAAGAAACGCAAATCCGCAGGGACTACATCCTTGCCCCATGTCTCACGGATCGCTTGATGACATCCTCGCCTGGCATCTTCGTCCCAAGAATTAACGGCAAATAAAATCTTTCTGCCCGGCTCTTGTTCTCTCTTCGTAGCCAGGGGAACAACGTTGATTGCGTTCCACAAATCAGGAATAATATCTCGGGTATCTTCTTTGCTTGACGCGAACCACTGCTTCGGGGCTATGTGAATTCCGTCTTTCTTGCCGTAGCCCAACCATGCACCCCACCATGAGAAACTGCTGTTGGCAATAATCGCATGCCTGCATTTGCTCATCAAACTAATAGCATGGGCCTCTTGCTTGATGTCTACGAATGTTACATCTTTCCCGATAAGATTTTGACGAACCCAGGATTCGTCATCAGAGAATACAAAGAACTTCGGCGCACGAGATAATCCTCTTATGTAATCCATCGCAGATTTATAGTATGACAGCGGGAGGATGCCGTGATAACTGTGGTGAGGTTCGATGAGGTAGTCGCCATGTCTTACGTGAACGAAGACGCTTTCGTCTTCTTGTTCTATTTTCTTTGACCAGTCTATAAAATTCAGATTTTCCTGTTGTGAATTGCAACCACGGGGATGAAATATTCCTCGAATTTCACTTGCAAAGTCAGAGAAGTACTTCTCGGTTTGCCAATAACCATTTATAACGGCACCGTCTTTGATATGCTCTAGAAGCCCGGGATTATAAGGCATTCCATTTTCGTTGACTGTCGTAGTTTTGCCTGTGACCGTTGAGTATTCGTCGGGAAGAGGCGCACGTGTTAAGGGGCAGAACCGATGCCACTGATCCAACTGATATTTCCTGCGTCCGTTAAGCAGAGACACGTCTAGCTGTAACCCTACGCCTAATCGTTTGGATTGCGCGTAGCCCAAGGCAAAAATAAACATTTGATTGCCAATGCCGCCTTGAAGTTTAACGGTTATCACGGCTGTCCTTTCTTGTAACTATCCCGCATCCACTGAGGATTAAAGCCAACACTGTTAGGCCAACAATACCTGGTCTTGCCCCACGTGCAATAATGCCAGGCGCAATACAAATCAAACTTCGGTGGGTATGCAACTTTCAGTTCACCTGAATTTGTCAGTGGCCCAAGCACTTGTCCGACTGAGAAATCTTCTGCGTAGTGCACGGGTATCATGGTAGCAATTAATTCAGCTGCCTTATAGCTTAAGAAATATCCGACTCCGCCGGATGCATAGTTCCAAACGTTATGGACCGTTCCTAGTCGTCCGTCCTTGAAATCTTTTATTAATTGCGGAACTCCGGAAATCATGAACCGCCCAAAGTAGTCGTAGTTCTCGAAGCCACTCGCCAGCAGTCTCTTCGGAATTACGAACGTATCCACATCACAGAAATAAGAATAATCATACCCGTGCTCAACGGACCATTCAGCCATTTTTCGTACTTTTACTGGTAGCGCAACTAAAGTATCGTCTGCATTAACTCGTATTTCATCCGTGAGAAGCCAATCATCGGACAGACCACCGCTGCCCACGAAAAATCGAACGTCAACGTTAGCAGGGAAGTCTTTGCCCCACGTCTCACGAATAGCTTGGTGGCAGCCATTCGCCTTGTCTCGATTGCAGCTTTTAACCGCGACTAACAGCTTCACTTGTTTTCCTCGTACAGCTTTTTCTGCCAGCCGTTGAACGGCTCGTAGCCTGCTCCTGGCCTCTTGATAAAATGCCAGGATATTTTATTAGGAAAGTTTGGAATGTTATAGCCTGTCATTCTGCCCGCCTGAATCTCAGGACCTGTGACTTGGGCGACAAAGATGTCTTCAGCCCAAGTTGTTGGCACTTGGGACGCCACTAATTCCATTGCTCTTTTACTCAACCAATATCCAAATCCTCCGCTTGCAAACGGATAGCACTGCGGTATAAGAATTCCTCTACAATCTTTATAGCTTCTAGGCTGGCCGGGTTTACCGAGAACATCAATCTTACCCGCGTAATCATACTTCTCATAGCCGCATGCTAGTAAGCGACGAGGAATGAGAAACGTGTCATTGTCGCAGAAAAATGCATAATCTGTTTTATCTTTCAACCATTGACACATTGCTTTTGTTTTAAATGGCAAGCCTTCGTGGTCATCTGGACAATCTAAAGTAGTTTCGTCCACCATGAGAGCATCTGTGGTTTCACCACCCATGAAGAAACGAACCTCTGCATCCTTACCCCAGGTTTCGCGTATGATTTGATGGCAGCCTCGCAGACGATCACGATGACAGGATTTAACGACAATCATAATCAACCTTTCCTGATCCCAAAACGTATCGTTTAATTCCCCGCCTATCGAATGTCTTCCGGGATGGGCTGTGTGCTCGCGCTCTGAATTGTTTGTACCGAGCACTGTCTTCCGGCTGATCCTGCTCATTAATTTCTGCCAGCGGTGTGAATCCTACCTTGAGTCCTGCACGCTTGCAGTCCACAAAGAATGCTCCATGCCCGCCTTCTCCGATAATCTCTTCATTATCAAACTTAACTTGCTTGAACACGTCTCGGCGAATCAAGCTATAATTCACAGTCAGATCAACCCGGTATACAAGAGGCCGGGTTCCGTTCATTTTAAAATTTGTGTCTGCCTTGTGCTCGATGATAGTATCCCCTAGGTCTTCTAGAAAGAATTCGTAGGTTCGTCCATTCAGCCGTCCGCTTAGAATATCCAGGTCCCACGGATTCTCTTCCATAATATCGATCATCGTCTTCACTCCCTCGGCTGCCTTGGGCGTAAAGTCGAAATCATCTGAGCCGATTAAAAGATACGGCCTATCGAGCATATTGACGATCATGTTACTCTTGAATCCGAAACCGGAATCAAAAGAATATACTCCGACCTTGTGCCCGCAAAGGACAAGATCGGAGTATAGGTTATATTTCTCATGTGCCATATCACCATCGTCTGCGATGATGATCTGAGCCCCCGGCATATTGGTACGAATTCCCTCGACCGCCTTAAACAGCTTGGCGTCTCGCAGAAATGTTTTTATGCCGACGGCAATTTTTTCAAACACGTTATACCTGTTCGATTGCTTGAATGTACTGGAGAATAGCTTCTGACCATCCGTCCAAGTGAGTCCACGCACCGTAACCGATGCCGTTCTTGTTTGACGCAACGTTGATGAAGTAGCCCTTTGCTCTGGACAACGGGCCAGAGATACGCTGGTGAGACTGTTCGTCCGTGATTACAATGATACGATCATAGCCTTGCTGCCTTGCGAGCGCCAACGCTGTGTCTGTGTTCGTACCACCGCCCGGGCCTCGCTTGATAGCATCACGCAAAGCGAATCCCTTGCGGGCCGGAATCACGGCTGCGGTTGAACCGAAACCAATCACGACGGCTCGTTCGCAGACTTCACGCACCAAAATTGCAAGTGCGCAAGCTGCATCGATGCGAGACAGTTCTGACTTTCCAGAAATTCTGTCCGACATCGACCCGGAATTATCCACAACGATAGCCGTCTTGCCCGGCAACTTCGGCATTTCTGCAAGGTTCTTCAACATTGCAGCTTCCAACTCTGGCTCCCACTGCGGAGCATGGTTGGCTGCGCCGACGAAGCGAAACGGTAGGACACGTTCTGTCTTCATCGCCGCCAATGCAGAGCGAACCAATTTCTCGTCCACTCCTGCCTGTTGCATATTACGCAAGTTACGAAGCAAAGCAAGTGCGCCGAGTTTCTCTTCGGTCAACAGACGAGTCCACTCCGCTCTCTTGTCCTTGGTTGCTGACAGCGCAACTTCCCAAGTGTCTGGCGTAGCAAGTTCATTCTGAGCCAGGCGCTTCCACACTGCGCCCTGTTCGTCGTTCAACGGACGAGGGTGCACTGCGAACAAAACGTCACGCAGCTTGATTTCGTTGTCCTGGTTATACTTCGCCAGGCTGTACTCGTTGAACTTTGTGAACGCGGTAGCCACGCCCTTCTTAAGCTGGTTTGAAAGCTTGTTCAACTTCTTGGTTCCCGTGCGGCCCTTCGTGTAAATGGCAAGCACTTCTGCCAGTTCGTCCGCACGCTGAATAACACGTGCAGCCGTTTCGGCCACGGCGTGACGGTGTGTCGGCAGCTTCGCCATCGCAGTTACCAATAGCAAAGGAACATGACGCAGGTTCATCTTTTCACGCGCTTCGATGGCGATGGCAGAAACGACTTCCGGATCGACCGCTTTTACGAGATTCTGGATGCGTGTAGCAATTTCCTCTCCGGACTCGTAGAACGTATTTTCCCATAACATGCAGGCCATTACGGAACGGCTCAGGTCCTGGGCTGCATTCGTGTGTCGATAGGCTGGTGCGCCTTCGTGAGTAAACTTCGTTAGTGCAAACTGCGTGGCTTTGTTTAACTTCATGTTCATCCTCATGAGCTAATTGACGAGACGACAAGCGATTGAAGTAACGGGATGTGCTACCATTACACTAGACTCATCATGAGGATGAGCCGCAGGATTCGAACCTACACTATCTGATTCGTAGTCAGAAGTAACCCCAATCTACGGTACTCGTCAAACTTTTACATCTAAACTTGTGTGCGGGGCAACAAACGGACAAGGTGTTTTTCCTTTATCGTAGAAGTAACCTTGGCCTACGGCATCCGCACTAAAATCATTCTACCGCTTTCTCGGCTTCTTTGTCAACAACTATTTTTGCGTTCTTTTCTTCTTGCTCCGAATAGGAGGTAGCGAGTCCTTCGGCCTTTGCCTCTTCGGGTGTTCTAGTCTTCCCATCCGAATATAATAGTTTGCTGTAAATCACTTCTGAAGAACAGCGTGTGTTCGTTGATTGCTCCATCATTTTTATTGCGTCGGCCCAATCCGGACTCTGTGGTGTCCATTTCTCTCCACAAATCGCACACTTAATTATCGTCGAACCATCAACAAAAGTAAAACACCACGTAGCATAATCTTTGTGCCCCGGCAGTCTGTATCGTCCACCCTTTAAGTGTTTGCAGGGTTTCTCAAATATGTTCGGCCATGATCCTAAAGGCTGCGTTCCCATCAGGCGGCGCATACGAACTGCGGTCAGTCGCTGTTCTGCATCTAGGAGTACTGCCTTGCGCTCGGCTGCACGTTGTGCTGCACGTTGTGCTGCTTCTGTCTGACTCTCAAGCCACAAGTAAAGAGGCTCGATTAAACTGTACAACCAAAAGTAAAATCCACTCATTGTGCCACTTCTTTCGCCGCCGCTTTCTTAGCAAGACGTGCCACTCGATTCGCGATTCGGTTTCGTTCGATTATTGCTTGAGCCCGTCCGACCTTCCCGTGCTTCAGGTGCGGATTGAATCGAACCTTCTTAGGATGCCTGGACGGAAATGCTGGTACTACAACTCTCTGTTCACAACGAGGCTCTCGGTGCCGAGTATTACAAGCTGGGCACTTAATCATCTTCAAGCCAATTCGTCCGGAAACAGTGCGCTTCGCAACCTGAGTTAGCGCACGAACCACAGCTTGTTGGACTGGAGTTAAATCTGAAATCCCCTGATTCGTCCCAAGTCCGCTGATAGCTGCAAGTATTTCTGCATTTTTGCGATCTTTGTTTCTCTTAGCTTGTCCCATTCCAGTTCCCTTTCGTTGTAGTCCGGCATTTCTTTTGCTTCGATTAGAAGTTCGAGTATGACGCCTAGATCGTTAACTTCCTGCATCAAACGCTCACCATTTGTTAGCGGCTGGCCCGGCTGAACTTCCAGCTTGCCGAATTGCATCTGCTTGATGGCCCGCTGTGCGACTTCCGCACACTCCTCAGCGAGTTTCATTAGTAGATACTGTGCTTTATCCATTACACGCTTCTCCCGTAGTCGTAATCTCTGCCCGTGCCAGTACTGGCGTCGTTCTCGGGCTCTGGTTTGCCAGGTTTGACAATCTCTCCTGTCTTACCGTCCCTTATTTCTGCGCCGAATTCGCCTAACAGCAAGATTCCTAAACTCCCGTAGTATTCGATTCGATCTACGTCTGCTTGCTTTCCGAAAGCACGCTCGATATGCGTTCGTTCGATTGTCGGTGTCCTAGGAGTCTTCTTAGCTGACGTGAGATAAATGTTTTCGCCTTGCACTGTGAACAGCTTTCTGACCTTAATGGTCCCCATGGAGAGGCACGCGCCGCAATACTTCTTGAACCCGTCTATATTGCCACACAAATGACAAGGCTCGTCTACCTCACTGATTCGCATTTCTGTAATGACATAAGCCGCGTCGCCCTCTTCGACCATTACCGCTGCCTTCGGAACTGATATCCACTTTCGGCATCCGCATCTAGTGCCCGGCGGGATATAACCTTCGATCTTCTGGAGGCACTTGTGTACCAAAACTTTAACTGTAGCCATCATCCCCTCTGAAATCAACAACATAGCTTAATGGGATTGATGGCTGTGCCTGAAACCCGATATGTATCTGCTTACATAGATGCCTGTATACCCTCGCTATTTTTCTCCGGCCTGCCCCTTGGCTTCTCTGGGCGACTAGCAGTTCGATTGATTCTCCTCAGCACCATCTCGACGGCCTTTAGCGTCATCTGCAAGTCCCCGGCGATCTTTCCTGCGGTATCCCCGAGCCTGTAGTACCTGCAAACAATGACAACCATCCGAGCAGCCTGCGCTCTCTGCCCCGGTCCTGGATAGCATCGCTTGACCAGTTTCTTAATCTCCTCATCGCTCAACGCCCACACGGGGACCTTTCTCATTCTCTCAGCATGACGTGTAGCTCCGGCAGTCTTTATGACGCCGTGTCCGCCACTTACAAAATTGTCACTGCCGTCGAGTGAGCCTCGCAACCTGGAAAGTGTATCCCGTGTGCTCAACTACGCTCCTAAGAATTCTTTTTTAAGCCTTGCTTGTTCTCCTGGCGGAAGTTCTTTCAACGTCCTCATATTCAATCGATGGTTTCCTAAGAATGTGAGAAACCGTTGCGCCAGAACCTTCTGCGGAGACATCTTACTCTCGTCTACCGCAGTTATAATTTCATCCTCAGGACTCTCAGGACCGCTGATCTGTTGCCCCGTGACGGAACTATAGAGTTGATCTGTTCCGAATTTCCCGCCTCTTGAGGTGGGTACAAATACATTCATTTTCATTGCTCTGTCTCGTCTCTGAACAAGTCGTCAAATGACTCCTCGTCCGCTTTTGTGAAGTTTTGCTTACGGTAATCCTCATCGCCCTGAACGAACGCCCTGAAATAAGCATCATTACGATCATCTTTGGGATAACGAATGCCGAAAGTGTTCGGCCACTCACCTGTCTTCCAGGCATTTACAATCCCCACAATCTGCCGGGCTGCTTGTCGCCCCGCATCGTCTGCGGACGCCTTTGTCACGAGCCCTGCATTGAACTGTATCTTCTGTCTTGTTACTGACGCCATCGCCACGGCTGTCCCGTGCTGATGAAGAAAGGCTTGCCCTCGTTCTTTTCCTGCCTTTGTCTGATCCACTCCGCCGCTGTCATTTTTGCCATGCGCCCTGTCCATTTCGGATAGCATAAATTCGGACTTGAATACCCAGATATTCTCTCCATCGACTTGAGCGACGACGGCTTGCTCACCGCTAGCATAACTGCCTGCGGGTTCGATAAAGGTAACGTCGTAGCCTCTTTTGAAACCCAATCCTGATTTTTTAAACCATAAAAGGGAGACATCTCGAATTCCCGAAACCCATGAGTATCTTCGTAGTTGCGCATCATAAGCTGCCATCCCGGGCTGCTCGGGAAATTCGATTGCCGAAGTTTTGATATCCACGATAAGAGGACGCACCAGGCCGTATTCAGGCTTCCACTCAACCTTCGGAAGACTAGGATGAGCAGGATCAACAAAGCAAACAATATCGAGTTTGCCTGCATCTTTAATTCCGCCATAGCTCGGGTCATTTGGAAATACCTCTTTCATGTACTCTCTTTGAAATATCGCGCTCCCGCCCAAAGGTATTGGAAGCGTCGGCTGTATGGCTTGATACAACCTTATCATATCCTTACCCATTTGTAAACAGGTAGCCCAATCCTTTTCTACAGCCGTGTAGCTAAGAGACGCAGTTTTCCACGGCTCCCACCTAGACACGAAATCTTGCACTGCTCCCTGTCCGTTGTGCTCATGATGAAACTGAACAGACTCCTCAAGTGCTTTGCCGAATGCAAATCGAGCCTTATTGTCTGCCTCACGCCATCCGAGTATTCGACGGAGATAGTATTTATACGGACTCTGATCGAAATCATTTCCTGCTGAGTAGCTGTGCTTGACCCACGGTTTACCCTTGCTGTTGACATAAAGGTGTGGCATCCCCTCTCTCCAATACGGCTTCATACTTTTCTGGGATGAACCTGCTTCTCGGTCCACTCCAGCTTATTTCTAGCTTCTCTGCTGCCCGGCTGCATGCAACATAGAATATACGCTTCTCTTCTGCTACGTCGCCTTCCGCATGCGGCATCATGCCTTCCTTTGCGCCGATAACAAATACGTTCTTCCACTCCTGTCCCTTCGCCTGATGCACCGTGGCGAGCGTGAGGTCTTTTTCCTTGCGAGATTTCCTGGCGAGCGTGAGCTTGTTCAAATACGTTAAGAATTCCGCAACCGAGCCGCCCTTCGTCTGCGCCAACTGAACCACACGATTCAAATTCTCGATAGGGTCAGAATCAAAGTCTCCAGAGTTACGATAACGGTAATGCAAGGATGTAGCTAGGCCAGTTAATGTCGTAGCCGCGTTTGGCTCATGAATATGTTCTTTTGCGTGCGCTATCAAAGACTTCACTTCGTTCTGATCCCAGAAATCTTTCTTGCCTAGGTTTTTGTATTTTATTCCTCGGCTCGCTGCGATTCGTTGAACGTTGAAGAGTTGTCTGTTGGTTCTGGCAATGATAACGGAGTTATCCGCGTCAACGATTGCCTTGGTGAGAACCCTCCTGGCTTCGGTGTCCGGATCGGTATAACGGGTAATGGTAGGAGAGGTGCCTTCGGGGTTGTCTGTGACCATATACGATGCGATCCCGTTATCCACTGGTAGAATTTCTTTAAGAAAGCGTACAAGTGCACCCGTGCTGCGGTAATTCTTTCCCAGGTAGAGGGTCTTCGCACCCAGAAATGATCGGCTAAAGTTCGAGAGATTTCCAGGTTGGGCAGACCGCCACTCGTAGATAAGCTGGTTCTCGTCTCCGACAGCCAGGATGTTTCCGGCAAACAAGGCTTGCAAGAATCTGAATTGAGTAATGTCTGTATCCTGGCATTCGTCAACTGCGATGTATTTCTTTTGGTTTCGTTTTCTAACATCGTCGTTTGTCTCCATCAGTTTCACAGCTTCTCGCATCAAGGAATCAAAGTCTAACCATCCCTGCTCGCGACTCCGCTGTTCGTATTCTTGATATGCCTGTGCCAGCCTAAGTGATTCCCCTTCTACGGATTCGAATCGCTTGATAGCCTGCTCAGGCTCTATATTACTACGCTTCCATTCAGACAGCTTTTCTTTCAGCAATCTGAAATCTTCGAATTCATACTCCCTCGTAAGGTCGAACAACAACTGATAGTCTTCTCCTTTCACGGGGATCACAAGGTCATTAAGCTTGAACGGAAGAAATTCCCGCTCTCGCTTGATTAATTCCAATGCAAAGCTATGGAAGGTTCTAAAGACTGACTCTGCCCGAATCAGTCCCACGCGCTTGACCATCTCAGCCGCCGCTGCGCTCGTAAACGTCAAGTTTAGAATATCCTTCTGCTGGATGCCAGCCATTAGCATTCTGATATGACGTTCTAGCAGTGTCTTCGTCTTCCCTGAACCGGGACCTGCGATTACGACGTAGACACCCTCGACCGCTTCTGTGATAGCCTTCTGCTGTTCGTTCAGTTTTACGTCTAAGTCCATCATCCCACCACAGTGTATTGACTTCGAAGTTGCAGGAAATCCCGATTGCGCCTAGGGTTGTTCGGAACCAGAAACGACGCGGTAGACGGAACACCGGAATACTGAACGCAGCTACCATCCGTGTAGATAACGGTCAGAATCTGGTGCTCCGCGTTATATCGCATTTGTTCAGGGAAGACTTCTGTCTTCCCCAAACCCTCGTCCCAGGAATAGTGTTTCATATTCCTATAGACTCTTGGATGTACTTCACGGTTTCGGCTGCGCCGTCTTTCTTGACGCGGTCTTCAAGGTTGCCGAGGTACTTCTCCCACTGCTCGACCGTCATTTCATTAAAATTGGCCACGCCCGGGAACATCATGCTTGCGAGCATCCTCAACTGCTCAGAACGTCCGAGCCCTTCCTTCTGGATCAAACCGTTCTGTTCGAAGTGGTCATTGTTCAAGCGGAAGAGACGCTGTCTGTAAGGCTTAACTTGCTCTGTTGTCAATCCTTTAGCAGGAATGACTTGCGCTAGCACAGCAGGATTTGCTTGTGTTGGATCGGGCTTGGCATTTTCCAGTAGTGCAGTTCCTAGAGCCACGGCTGCTGAGGGACTCATTACGACGGGTTCAGCAGGTGGAATCGTCAGCACTAATTGATTTGCTAAATCGCTCGGTGTAAGTGCTGGCTTCGGTTTGTTCGGGCCACGTGTTCTACGCTTCTTTGGTTCCGTTGTCGGCTCTACCGCTGGTTTTGCGTTCAGGGACGCGATGGCTTCGTCACGGCGCTTCTTTTGCTGCGCTTCGAATTCAATCTGTTCTTTCGCCGCTACAGCAGCCTTGTCGATTTCGACTGCGGCTGTAACATCTTCGCCTGGCGCATCGTTCACCTTTACCACTGGTTGCGGTGCGGCCAAGGCTAGTTCTGCTAACGGCGTAGACTGGCTATTCAGATTCGTGGTAGCCTGGTTGACTTCGCTCTCATCCAACACGCCTCCGCCGACGAACTGCAACGTCATTCTACGTGTCGCTCTGGTCTGCGCCGTCATAATACTATCATCGAGTGCCTTGCCTACGAGCCCATCAATTGATTTTGCACCTACCGCATATTCATGCCGCCCATTGCCGTCTTTACCAGCGGCAGTGAAAACGATTGCGCCGTTAACTACTACGTTTGTCAGGCTCACAGTATTAATATTCCGATTGTCTCGAATGATATCGGTACCCCCTTTCAACACATATGCAACTTGCTTACGGGACGTACTTCCATCGTCGTCCCAGATTAGTCGCACGAGCCTTAATTCCGGCGGTAAGCCCAGGTGCTCATTCAGTGCTAACACATAGTTTTGCTTCTGTTCTTCCGTCAAAGACGAAAGGTCGTACATCGGAACAAACTTTTTACTCATTGTATCCCCCAATTAGATTTTATCATACCTGAAACCATTGTCAAGTCTTATTTTAAGGGGCGACTTTCGCCGCCCCTCCGCTGGTATTAATTTCTACGTCTTCCCGGAGCGATTTTAAAAGGCAAAAAACTTCCTTGGTTGGCTAGCGTATTTTGAAGCCGATCCAACCATCTAGTCTTTATGTCTTCCATCCAGTACTGAAGATATTCCTCCCGATTAACAACATCGTCAGACATATCTTTTCCTGCGTACCAGCGTTCTGTTAATAACAAAGCTTCTTTAAACTTATCGTAAGCCTCTCGAATAAGTTCAAAAGTAGCTTCGTTTACTTCTCTTTCAACGAGCTTACTCATTTTGTTTCTCCTTTTTACTACTTGTGATAGAACGTATCCTCAAAACCGTCACTACCCAAGGGTAAAGTCAATGCCCAGGTTACTGGTCTATCCATGGTTGCTTTCATCTCCAGCAACCCTGGAGCAAAGGGATCGTCGTCGCTTAGCGTAATCCCTTCGTCGTGAACGTGTCCAACTACTTCCAGGCCAATGGACTCGAATTCTAACAGCTTGTCCGCTAGCACGTCTCGTGCGATGCCCTGCACGATGTTTTCGAATATTTTGCCCCCGTGGCTTACGATAAGTGTCCATATGCCTGTGTGCTGATCCTTTCCAAAGTACGTGAAGCTAGGACCGTGCGCCTGCTCCATCACGTTCTCACCGTGCTCGTCTTTGACGTACTGTCCGTACTCGTCTTTCTTGTTAACCATCCACGGCTTTGCCGTGTTCTGGATGCCTGCATCCATGTAGTGCAAGTATCTTCCGGATGGAAGCTGAATACGCAGAATCGGTAGGTTCGGCTCTGTACGTGTAAGTTTGTCGATTTTGATGCAGCCGTTCGGGCCGATGAATCTCTTCATCCGTTTGCCGCCCTTGAGTACATCAAAGACAGCCTCTTCCAACCGGAACCAAATTCCAACTGGACGGTCAGGGAATTCCTTGCTAGGTGGAGCACATATCTCCGGATAGGATTCACGGAAGACTTTTACAACGTCCGTGCACTGCTCCAAGGTCATGTCAATGCCCATGTTCTCGGCATAGCCCCACATGCCCGTCTTAATCCTGTCTCGATTCTTATCGAATCCCCAACCGCCAGCACTCAAGCGATAGATGGCTCCGAGCACGGCAGGCTTTGCAATCTGACGCATCCTCTTTGCCGCAGCACGTACTGCCGGGTCCGGAGATTTCAGATTCGCTTTGATTACGTCATAGAGAATGCCTGTCATCTTCGTGGCGAATTCTACGTAAGGGTCCTTACCATCCAGGAAGACCTGGAGCAATGCAGGACATTCTGCAACCCATGCGCCTACTCTCGTTTCTATCGCGTTCAGGTCACATACGTTATACCTTTTGCCTGGGGGCGCAACGAACACCGTGCGTATGATGTTCCTCGAAATCTCTAGCGGACTGTAATTGCGCTTCTTCTTTTCATTATAGAATATCTTTGTCAGGCTCTCGTAATCATTGAGATAAACGAAGTTGCGAGCCTTGATAACATTATCCAAATCTTCAAAAGTACCGTCTGGACGCGCAAAATTGTGTAATTGAACAGCATCCCCAGACCACCTTCCGCATCGACTGCTACCCATATAGATGAATTGGTTACGCAAGCGGTCATCAGGAGAAAGGTTCCTAAGAATAGCTGATAGCTTCTTGTAAGAAATTGATCCTGCTTCCATTCTTGCTTCGAGAACATCACGGCACTCCTGTGTTAATTTGACTTCCGGGTCTTTTAGAACTAGCTCAATATTTTGCTTGCGGAGATTATTCAGTGGATATCCTCGCTCACGAACCCACGGTAGCAACTGGTCTGTAGAGTTTGCGTTCTCCAATCCCGTGGCTGCATTCTGCTCTTCTTTCTTTTCACCCTTGTTTTTGTCCGATATCCTAAATAGGTTTTCGACAAACTTCCTATCTACGGGAATGCCTCTATCGTTTACCTTCTGGTCAAACAACCAAATAGCTCGCTCTCGCTCAGGTAATGGGAACACTTTGAACGCAGTGAGACGGCGCACAACTTCACGCTCTGTGCGCACATCCTGCTTGCAGTATTCTCCGTAGGCTTTGAATTCTTCAGGTAGGTCAGCAGGCTCGTAGAAATACGTTCCTCCGCCGTCTTTCTTGGTGCGGGTATGAGGGAAAGAAAAGATTTTCATCAATTCTTTACCCTGTTTGTCTTTTGTTAATTCTAACGGGAGCCCGAGAGCCTCGCCCACCTCACTTAAGTGAGCAGGCAGACTTAGATATCGAGCACTGGCTTGTGGGTCTTCAAATTCTGAGGCAGGTATCTTGATACCACACAAGATATCAAGACAATTACGTTCGAACGCGCTATTAAACGCGACCTTCTTTATATTTGAATTGCGGAGTCCGTTTAGCAGACGTTCGGGCATAGACGTACTAGGGAACCACAGTTCTGGCTCCTCATCGTCGAACGCCCAGGCGAGCATCAAAACTTTAGCTGACGGATGCAAGAAATAATTATGCAATCCGACTTCTGGTAAGTCAGCCTCTGATCGAGTTTCGAAGTCTAGGTATAGGTATTCCTGACGCATTCTTTTGCTTCTCCGTAAGCACATGATTCAGAACATGCGTTCCGACTTCCACGTGATTGTCAAACTTGTGATGCTCGAATAGATGCTCAAAGAAACGCAAGCAGAAGGCTAATCTGATATGTTCTTTGCATAATGCACACTCTATTATTTCTTTCAACTTGCGCTGCATACAACCCCAATCCTATTTTACACAAACTCCAGGCTTACATTCAGACACTTCGTGTAAGCTATATTCTCCGTGCTGCTTGAGCGTTCCCGTGGCTTGTCTTGCGGCAAGTTTGGCGAGATTGAAAGCGGCGACTTCCTCTAGAGTATATCCTAGTTCGGAAGCAACTGCAAGTGCGTACCAGAGTACGTCACCTAACTCATCCATTAATAGTGCTCGGTGGGCTGCGTACTGCTCCCGATTGCGGAGAATCTTCTTATATTTATTAGCGAGTTCTCCACCTTCTCCCAACATGCCGAAGAGAGTGTACTCGAATCCCTCTTTGATGCCCATGCCAGGATAAACCGCTGTCTTCAGTACCGCTCGTTGATATTCGTTTAATTCCACTGTATTCTCCTATCGATTTAAATAATCTAGCCAAATGCTTTGAGACTTTTCTGAGTATCTCTTCAACTTAGTTTGATTAATCCACGATGTCAGAGCCGGGCAACAGAGAGCATAATGCATTTTTCTCTCAATGTCCGCTGCGTTCGTAGGATCAGCTTGAGCGGCTTTCCAAGCCCAACTAACCTCAGGAGACGTAACAATTGGAATTCCCTGAGAGACGGCGTCTGCTGTAACCAATGAAAAGGTTTCTGTAAGAGATACGGACATAACTAAATCCATTCCCTGGACGATGGACAGAAATGATTCCGAATCTTCCCATCCATGCTTGACTAGCGCATACGAGGTTCCCGCAAACAACGCTTCAAGATTTTTTAGAACGGATTCGCCCTGCTCTACCCTCCCTGCGTTTATGTGAAAAGCTAGTGAGAGACCCGTGGAATTAGCATATGAGATAGCTGCCATCGCCTGTAGAAGCTGGTTCTTCATAGGACGGATTGCGCCGAAACAGCCCACGTTCAGAATTCCGTCGTCGCTAGAATAGAAATGCCTGAAGTCTGTTGGATAGTAGTTTGGCAAATACTCAATGTCAACCCCGATTGAATTTTCTAAATCTCTTTGCGTGCGCAGTGAATTAACCGCTACCGCTATCCCGTCACCTCGATATCGCTTAATCCAATCTATCGCTATCCCCTCCAACGCAAGAAACGGAATCTCACTGTGCGTGCGCACAATCCATCGAACGTTTGGGTGAAGCTTCTTGAGTATTTCAAATTTCTCAGGAACGACCCAGAGGGCTTCAATTACGACATGAGTAGGCTTATAATTGTAAACTTCTCTGTCTATATCATTGTTGTCTATGACTACTACCACCTTAGAGTCCACACCATTCTTCGTCAGCATCTGACTAACGAACTGCGCCGAATTGTGCAGCCCGCTGGACATGCCCCCGTACCGTGGAAAATAGTGGTGAGGATAGCAATAAGAGTGACGCTTCAAAATAAATAGCACTTTAGACTTGTTATCCACAGACACCTCCACGAGTCACGTCGCACACAGTTGTTCCGGATTCTTCGTACACATGCCCCTCATTCTTTAATGCTTCAGCCAGCGGCACAGGGTTCAGTGGCTGTCCTGCTCTTGCTCCGTCAGGATAAACTGTGATCCCCCGAAGATTCGGAAGATACTTGATGAGCATGTTTCCGAAATTCCGTACTTTGTTTTCATTATTGAGTTCGCTTCCCCATCTTGGCAGATTAATAGTGCTGGAGATGGAATGGTCCACGTACTGTTGGACCCAAGTCTGAAAGGATACTCGTCTTTCAACATCATTCGCCAAATCATATGCATCCTCGATTAATTCCAGAGGCACTCCTGCATCCAGTAATGTTTTTGCAGTAGGGTCAACCACGTACTGGAAGTTCCAGACATCACCTTTGAGATAGCGTCGTTTATAAGCGGCACAAAATATCGGCTCAACGCCAGTCGTTGTTTCAGCGACGATTCCGATAGTACCGTTAGGAGCGATTGCTCGTGTCTTAATTGGCTGAGAGAGTTCCCACTTCTTTGCGTAAGGCTTAACGAATTCGTCTGCTCTTGCATAAATCTCCAGATACTTTCCTAGTTCTTCGTCTGGTCCGTACTTCTTTCCGTGTCTGAGCAGCCATTCGTGAAGTCCCATAAGGCCAAGTCCCAGACGGCGGTTCTTATTTCTAATCTTGTCCACTCCGGCAAACGGAATGTCGGAATAGACGGTTCCAGCAAGAAGGAAAGCAATTCCGTATTCCACCGCGTGTGCCATTTCTTCCAAGGATTCGATTCGAGCCATGTTAATAGAGCCCAAGTTGCAGACATCGGAATCGTCCGCTGAGGTAACTTCCGTGCAAGCGTTTCGAAGTGTCTCTCGACTATTCCTTCCAGTGTCAATGGAAAATCCGGGTTCGCCTGTCTCCAACATATGGCGCACGGTGCTCCAGTAGATCGATTGTGCCAATGTATGCTGTTCGTGTTTGTCATCGTTGTATGCCTCAAAGAATTCATCATCTAGTAGCACGGAAATGTTGGTCATGTCCATTGTCGCCGGGAAATTGAAATTCTTCAGCTTTTCCTGGCATACTACTTCGCTCCAATCCTTCAATCGGATAAACTCCTGAATGTCAGGATGCGACCAGTTTAAGCCTGCCCATATCGCTGAACGCCGTGAGCCGCCCTGCATAATATAGCGTCCCGATTCGTTGACCATCTGCATCAAAGCAATCGGACCCGTGGCTTCTCCACCAGTCTTTCGGATTAGTCTGCCTTTCTCCCGCACGTCTGAATAATCGCACCCAATACCGCCTCCAGTCATCAGTGAAAGCGTAGCCTTGTGCATCAGGTCTGCCCAACCTTCCCTCGAATCCTCTGCACGGAACAAAAAGCAATTGTTCACCTGATGATATAAGCGTCCAGTCGCTGCAAGATATCTCCCACCCGGTATAAATTTGCGCTGTTGTATCAGATTCTTGGTTTGCTCGATCTGGCTCGTTGAAGCATGCACGGCTTGCAGCACCTTCTTGCTCACTCGATATGCTATGTTGTCCCATGTTTCTTTCTCGCCTTCCTTGTTTAAGTGGCTGTACTTCTGGCACATAATATCTTGCGCAAACTTGCTCATCTTCGTCATAACTCTCCTCGGAGATACAGAATTACTCTTATCAACAGCCTTATGCTATCCCTGAATTGACCGAGGCCCATATTACAACGATGGCATATTCTGCCCCGAAACTTGCCCGTCTTGTGACAGTGATCTATTTCTAAAGGTACGCGACGATTACATATGATACACTTCTTATTCTTTGCTTCCTTGGCTTTTGTTCTATCCGTCTTTCTGATTTTAAATATAGATGAAGACGCGGTGCAAGCCTCGCAAACATTCGAGTTCTTCTTTCGTTTTCTAGAACAACGAGCGCATAACCCCGCTAACCTTCGATTACGCCTCCATATCCTTTGATACGCTCTATTCATCGCACTAACCTCAAGTTATCGACTTGCCTGTTCTCAGGAACAATGTCGTCATACAACAACGGTACTATTCTTTGAAACTCCGCAAGCATCGGAATCGTGATTCGCTTGAAGTCTGGATGCGTTTCTTTCGAAGTACGCATCAAGAAAAAGTGTCTCCAATTACGGAGATTGCCTGTGACTGCTATCGTTGCCGCCAGTGCATTCGGTAACACGCTGCGTGCTTCCTGCGGACGCCATCCTGCCTTCAGAAGGTCTCTATAAGCATCCTCACATACGCTCATTGCTAAATCCCAATTCGCAAAGCAGCCCTCGGGTGCCTCTTCAGGATATATGAATTCCATTCCAGCGTTAAGGTCCATCGGTGCGTCTGCCGCCTTGTACCTTACAAACCTCGTGCTCTCCTGGGTGAAACTAAACAGCCTGTGGCGAACCAACTCATGCGTCACGCCTCGGTCTGTGCGAATCGTCGCTGTGATGGAGCAATGCTCTGTAACCGACCAGTCCCCATGCTTAATCACGACGGCTTCGATAAATTTCTTCCAGGTGTCTCCCGTCTGCTTGTCTTCGGAGCGATGGGATATCCTCGCCTGAAGTTCGATGAACCTGAGCATCTTGAGCCCGTCTTCAGGAGTTAGTCTGTCCTGGTACGGGTTGCTGAATTTGAAGCTTGGCTTTATTATCTTCATTTGCCTTTACCATTGCATTGCACGTATTTGTACATCCGAAACAAATTGCATCACCTTGTGCATTTACGACGTGTGAGGACATCTTGTGCCCGCAAGCTGCACACGTTGGGGATTCGCCTCTCTGTAAGTTTATTGATAAATTGACTAGCACGGAATTTCTCCGCTCTTAATTTTCTTCGCTCCTAATTCCCTTAGAAGGTCTTTAAGATGATGCTCATATCCGAAACCCAATATAGCAGTTAAATCGTCAACGACCTTTCGTAACTCTTCGCTCTTCTTTTCAAGTCTCTGTTTCAAGTGCAAAACGTGCAGTAGAGGCTTGTCAGTCTTTTCTAATTCTAGAAAACAATGATCGCAAAAATGATATGGTTTTCGACGATTTAATTCTCGTTGTTCAGGAGACTCGAACATTTCTCCGAAGCAGCAAGTTCTCCATTGGCTTGTGCAGATTTTACATTCCCAATAATGAATCATTCGAAACCTCCTTCGTCTAAAATTATAGTGGGTGGCATAAAAATCATTTCTTTTGATTTAGATACACCCTTTTCTCCGCCCATATCAAGTCCGAAGACAGCCTTGATTCGGCTTTTCTCTGGGCCGCCCACGAAACCTTCTGGTCTTGGCTGAGGACCAAACCAACAGACGCCTTGTTCTTTTTGATATGCGTCTAGCTCTATTCTGGCTGGAGTGCGTTGTTCCTTTATTAGAGTATCATATGCTTCACGTAACCCGTCTTCAACAGCATTGAGTTCTTTTTGCTTATCTACTAATTTAAAAAGCAGTTCCAGTTCTGGAGTTAGATTCTTGTTCAAATCATAGAAACACACTCGACAGATTTGTAGTTGCCATCTACGCGGGTCTTTTCCAGCGTCTTCCCATATAGAATTATGATATGACTTTTTACAATTAACGCACTCAGAAATATCCTTGTGATCTTCATCTCTTCTGCGCCATCTTTCGTAAAAATCGTCGCTAAGTAACTTCTCTAATTCGAGTTTGGCTACTTCTGCATCCAGTTCTGATTTACTCATACTGTTTGGCTCCGGTAATTTATGCATTATCTTGCCTTTCTCACGAGCCCAATTTTAATGTCTCCACCAACATAATCCGTCGGTCTCGGGTTCTTGGTTTCGTCCTTGGACTCCCACATATCGATACTGCCGCTGTAGGCTAGGCTTCTCAACGTGCGCAATGCTATGACAGGCCCGACCTTTGCTTCGACACGCTTCAAATCACGCTTCAAATCTCGGATTGACTTCCATTCTGTGGCTTTGTCGTCAATCCAAGCCAAAGCCTTGTTAGCGAACACGGCTTCATAATTCAAGCCTGCGTTCGGTTGATAGACGCCACGGATGTTAAGCTGGTTAGCGGCTAGGGATTCCAACGGCTCGATATCCTTGCCCGTAATTTCCGACCTACCGTCTACGGATGCGAAGATGGTAGCGATGCGGACGCACAGTTCTGATATACGTCCCATCTCTGGATTCTTTCTCTTCCATCCCTTGGTAACTTCCCAGACAGAGGCATCCTGGCGCACAGGCTTCATGTCCCAGGTTGACCATTGCCTCGTTTCTAGAATCGGGCATGGCCTATAATCCCACTTGAAATTTGTTGGTGCACGTCCGAATAAAAACCTGTCATATAGTCCGCCCAATGTGCCCGCACCGAATACGGTATCGAATTCGGATTCCACAATACCCCCGATGAGACTCATAGCGACATTCAAATTATATTCCGTGCCGCCGTTGTGCCCGCCGAGCGTAAAATTGTGATGCCTCTTGTAGAAGGCGGTATCCAAAACCATCGGCAGAGACGCCTTCTCGATGGTTGCCTTCGCGAACAAGTGCGACAATTCGTCTGAAGTTATCAACACGGTCCTGTTTACGAAATTGCTCTGCTTCTTTTGTATCGCTCTCAGCATCTGCTCGCCGGAGCCCCACTTGCCTTCGTAATAGTGCGTGCCTAAGGTTTCGTCCTCGGGCATGATGCCGATTGCTCGTGCGGCCCATTTCATCATCTGTGACTTGCCTGCGTTCACTTCTGCAATCAGCGCAGTATACAGACTGACCATAGGATCGTCGCCTATCATCATCCCAGACTCTGGCCTAGGCTGTGGCGGCACCACTACAGACGCCGCCGTAACTAATGCAGGCAGAGCCATCACAAGCGGCCAGTCGTTCGGCTCGAACACTTCCTGATAGATATCGCTCAATCGTGTGCTGGCAAACGCATCAGAATGTATGAAGTCTGGCTTGCTTCCGTTGGCTGAATTATATTCCTCTTCGCATCCTGCCTGTATCTGATGAACCATGCGAGCAACTGTCGCATCGCTCAACTTCGGATTGGCAGCACGAATCGTGCTCTCAAGCGTAGACTTTTTCTCCGCTTGCACCTTCTTATCTGCATCCGTCTGGCCCATGATAACCGTTGACGGTCCCGTGGGCACAACATTGTAACGAGCCACAGAGTTTGCAATGGTCTTTATTTCGCTGTCAGGCAGCGGAGGATGACAACGCTTTTGGTTCAGGCTCAAACCGAATTCCAGCAACTGGTCTCGGTCCATGCCTAGGTTCTGTCTTGCCTTGCCTAGCAGGCTCGTGATGGTATTGTTGCGTGAACCCTCGATGATCGGAGACTCTTCGAGGGCATCCGTTATCTTAGGTGCAGACACAATCTGCCCTGAGCACCACTGAACCAACCAATCGGGCGCTTCTATAATCGGCGTGTTACGCACTACTTCATATGGCATCCCCGTCTTAGGGTGTATGCTACCAGGAGAGACCACGTAACGCTTATCGACTCGTGCGCTCCACAGTTCTCCCTGCGCATCCTCGGCCTGGCGGTTACCCATGGCGATGCTGGCAGCCGTCTGCTTGAAATAGTAGTGCCCTCGTCCTGGCGAACTGCGAACCATGAACGTGACAGGCATCTTCATGCCCGTCTGCTTTGCAATCTCTTGGTGATAGTTCTCTCGATCCAGTTCTAAGAACCACACACCCTCAGGCTTTGCAAAGGCCACGCACGCACAATTAGCGTCCGGGTATTCCTTATCCCATCTCTCGACGGCTGTCAGGTCCGTGGATGCTAGCTCCTGCCAATTCTTCAGGAACGCAATCTTAGTCTTCGGACTGAGAGGGATTACAGATACACCTCGACTAACCAAAGGCATTGCAATGTCTTTGAAAAATCCCATTGATACTCCGGCAAAACTATTGCAAAGATTTCTTAACCAATTCTCTCAATTGTTCTGTAGTTAAAAGATTTACCACTTCATCTACTTTATTTTTCTTTCGCGGCTCACTGGTTTGAGAAATGCACTTTCCGTCCCTGTGCTTATATCCTTTATCTCTTTTATAGGGCACACCACATTTTTCGCAAGTTCTCTCTGTCATGTTATTCTCCTTTTTTAAGTTCTTTTGCTGCGAAGTGACACAAGGCGAGAAATGCTGCTGTCGCCACTGCTGGTACCTGTCCATTTCCAATGGCTTTATATCTGTCCATCCAGGAGGCCACCCCATTAACCACTCTTGATCTATCGGATTCGGACGCGGGCTCTCGTTCGCTTCGTAAGGCCAGCGCTTCGCACCCTCGTTTTGTTTGTCGCTGTCTTGTGCTGTTGAGTCCGTGCCTTTCGTTGACAGATTCTGCTGTCCAGCCCTGGGGCTTTTTTGACCAAACACACGGATATAATTCTTGCATCCCTGATGTTTGTACATTGATGGAGCTAAGTAATTCGCCGCTGTCGTCGGCGTATGCAAGAAGCCAATATCGGGATCGGTTATGGTCTGCGCCCAAGTCCGCCGCAGAAAGGGCGAGTGTAATAGTTCTATATCCGCTTTTACGGCAGTCTGCTGCTGCTTTTGAGATTGCTTTGATTGATACGTTCTCGGCGAAAACGAGTTGGGGTCTAACTTGCTCCACGACGCGGTACATTTCAGGCCAGAGGTCGTCTGCTGTTGATCTCCCGTGCGTTGCTGTTGAGAAGGCTTGGCAAGGAAATCCCCCCGATACCAAGTTAACAATTCCTCTCCAAGGCTCTCCTCTAAAATCCCGAATGTCATCCCATATCGGGAAAGGCGAGAGAATTGTTTCATTCTGTCTTTGTGCAAGAATAGCGACTGGATAGGGCTCAATTTCAACTGCGCAGACAGTTCTCCACCCGAGGAGTTCACTCGCAAGTATTCCTCCGCCAGCGCCCGCGAAAAGTGCCAACTCATGTATTTCTCCTCTGCTAGGCAACGAGACGGTACTCGTACTCGTTTGATCCTTCTCTCTTTCTTTTGTCAATGGTGTGCCCGCCGTTTTCTGATTTTCTAAATGCCCGGATGCAAGCTGACAATCCCGTCAGGCTTTCGTATTCGGACAATTCAGATATTTCTTGTAACGAGCGAAACAAACCGTCTTTCATAACCGAGAGAACTGTTTCGCCTTTGCTGCCGAGGCCGTATGCCGCAACTGCGTGGCAGTGCCCCTTCTCTACAACCGATAGCGACGGCTCGTCCTTAGAGAACTGAACGTCATGGCGTCCGAATTGGACTACCATCTTCGAATCATTCAGTTCCACAACTTTACCGATTTGTAAATCTGGGTGCGAGACTCTCATCCCAAGTGATACATCTGTAAGCATGGTGTTTCCTCCTAGCTACAGTTATATCAATTCTGAGACACATTGTCAAGCACTTCTTTAATGCGGCGATCAATCCACGATTCGAAATCGTTCAAGTTGTTGAAAACACGAGCCATGTCATAACCGAAGGTATTACGAAGTTCTTGAATTTTCACAGCCTGGTGCGGGTCCGGTTTATTATTTCCGTACTTGTATTCAACATGTCCTAGTGGAGTTTTCTTAAACCAATATAGCCTGTCTGGAAAACCATCTCTGTCTACAGGTTCTACCCATGCCCCTTTACTTCTAGCATACTTGTCACCCGGTTCGTGGAGAAATTTCACTTCCCGCAAAGTCGGTGGTTTTCTTGTTTCACTTGAAACATTGTTGCGAGCGATCCCGGAAACTACGTGTTCGGAGATTTCTTTTATTCTCTCATCGGAGTCGTCAAACGAATCAACCACCTCTTCGGGCTCGTCCTCAAGTATAGTTGGCAAGTTGTCAATGGCGTCCGCTGTCGCAGAACGTATTGCTTCACGAACGCGAAGGAATTCTTTTGCTTCCGTGTTTCGTGGACTTGAAACCGTTGGTAGTGGATTCCTGCTTTCTAAAGCCTTAACAACTGCAAAAGCTTCGTTCACTACCCGACTATATCCATTGGAGCGCTTCGGCGTGGGTTTCTGTGAAAGGCCTTCGTATCGTCTACATAGCTGAGTTGCCGCTGATTCCACCGTTCCCGAAGAATTTCTCAGACCTTTATAGTAGTTGCGAATCGCCGCTTCGCGACGAGTACTTGTTTTGTTTTTATGTAAAATTTTCCTTGCCATTGGACTATCCTTTAATGGATCGACGCCTTGACTGCTTCAACTGCTTCCTTGCGGGCTGCGAGTGTAGCGATCCAATCTATCATCATAGGCGTCCACGTGCCTTTGCTTAGGTCACGAGGATCATATGATATACCATACGCTTTCATATTCTCTTCTGTCAAGTACTTAGTGATGTTGCGTATGTTGGTCGTATACGGCTCGATGATTCTATTGTTCACAGAAATGGAAATAGCTACCGCTTCTTTCTGCGCTTGTTCCTGTCTTGCGATAAAATTCTGATCGGCTGCTGTCAACTTCGAGCCCGGGCGAAATTTATGCTGACTCGGAAGTAGATTGTCTGACTTCGGTTTCGGTGCCATATGTCTCCTATTAAAGCCTAGAAATGCAGGCTTTAAAGCCGATTAGGACTCTAAAGCCTGCAATTCGATGCATTAGAACGGAATGTCTTCGTCCCCTATTTCTTGCTGCGGTGCGGCCTGCTGTGCTTGCTGTGCTTGCTGTTGCGCTGGGGCAGCTTGCTGCGTTGGTTGCACTCCCTGTGATCCCTGCTTTGGACGATCCTTTGCGCGAACAAAGTCTGCTGGAATCGTTACAACTACGCCCTTGTCCGGCGGTAGATAGCCGTTGATGTTGGCGTAATCCTTGCCGCCTTCTTTCGTGTCACGAATGATGACAAGCTTCTTAACTGTCCCGAGCAACAGTTCGATATCATAAGGAATCGGAGGTGCGGAATCCTTAATCTGCTTGACTGCCTTGTATAGATTGGAATTCTCGTGGAGCACCTTCGTGTAACGCTGTGCTACGCTGAGAGCCTTCCCATCCTTGCCGTTCTTATCCAAGACCCAAATGAACCTAACGCAGTCTTGAATCTTCTCGACGCCCTTGTAAACGGTTTTTACGTCTTTCAGTTCTACGATATCTGCGAGTATGCCATGAAATATACCTGACTCCGGCTTCTCAAATACTTTTGCGGTGTTTGTGACCATCATTGCCATTTTTAACTCTCCTGTGTAGGTTCCTCTGTCGCAAATGCTATGACTAGCGGCCCCTCTTCCTTTTCTTGATCTAGTTGCTTTAATGCTGCTTGCGCTGCTTCACTCATTTGCTTCGGCGTGAGAACCAAGAACACATCTTCCTCACGCAGAATCAAAAACTCGTCCACTCCGACCTTGACTTCTTGGCCGGAGAACTTTCCGAATAGCACGTGATCCCCGGGCTGAATGTTTACAGGCTGGAATACGCCGTATTCATACTTGCCTGGACCCGTGGCTACCACGACCCCCTGTGCCGGGCGTTCCTTCGCCAAGTCAGGTATGTAAAGACCGCCGTCTGTCATGTATTCATCATCTACACGCTTGACAACAACTCTGTCTTGTACCGCTCTGAATCCGACTCCCATTAGTTATCTAGCTCCTCTGGCGTTAGTTCCTTTTCGATACTGATTCGGAACGGGGCCTTCTTTACAACTTCATCCACATCTGCTGCCTTAACTGGCTTCCACCATAGACTGCGAGGCGGATTCCACCTGAACTTCCATGGTGCCTGCTTCACTATGTCGTTGTTGCCTCGTTCTTGGTGCGAACGCAGCACAACCTCGGGTGACTTGGCACGTTCTAGGATTAACTCAGGGCTGTACTTCCCCAAGATGGCGAGCACTGTTTGTGCGTCTGCGAGTGCCGAGTGTGGAAACAAATTGATGATGCCATGATCGGCTGCAACGTGGGATAGCTTGCCACGAGTAACACGCCACGGCAGGTCTGCGAACAAATCAATCCAAATCTTATTAGGAAGTTCTCTGCCTGCACGCTTTGCCCAATTCTCTAGCACGGGCTTGTCGAAGCGTCGAACGTTGTAGCCGATGATATGGTCAGCGGTATCCATCAATTGGATGACTGTGTTCAAGCTGTCGTCGGCGTCGTACCCGAAGCTATCCACGGCCTTTTGAGTGATCCCGGTTATTTCCGTTATCTCCGCTGAGATAGGCTTGTCCGTTTGTACGAGCGAGCCCTGGTTGTCCAAGCACTTGTTCTGTCCTGTGGAATAAAGAACCGCACCGAATTCGATGACACGGTCATTTGCCTTATCCGTTCCTGTCGTCTCAAAATCTAACGATAAAAGTATAATGTGAGTTCTCCCTTCAACTTAAATATTTTATTAATTTTTTAAGAAGTCTTTTACTGTCTTCAATCATTCCTAAAACCCTGTTACAACGACCGCACGATATTCCTCTAAATTTGCCTGTTAAATGATCGTGCTCTATGCATGCATCATCCCATCCTTGACCGAATCTTTTGAGAAACTTACCACAGACAGCACAATTGCCTGATTTCCATTTAAGAATTTCTTGAATCTCTTTCTCCGAAAAATCATAATTGTGCCTAACTGCGTACTCCAGAAGTTTTAAAGGATTTTTAAGCTTCCACCGTCTTAATCTCTGTTTGTGTCTTTCTGGGTTCTCGTATCTCCACCGTCTTGATCTGTCTGCTAAACATTTAACGCAGATTTTCCTGTTAGGCGCTAGTCTGTGTTTACCTTTACAGATTCTGCATTTCACCTAGTTCACCTGTGCCGTTGGCTTATCTGGTGGAGTATCCTCTGGTGCTATCGGGTCCGGTGCCTTTACATCCGACACTTCTACAAGCTGTGTCACCTTCATGTGCATGTGCGTTATCATGTGCCAGGGCACATAGACACGCTTGTCGAAGGTGACTAGTTCTTGCTCCATGGTCTCTTGTTTCTTCAATGACACGAGACCGTTCGACATCGCTAACTGTAGGAACCTTTGGTTAGCCATCTGGCGTACCTGCTGTGCGCCCTCAACGTTCTCGTAAGTCTCATCCACATATATTTCGCGTGGGAAACCTTCAGGACGCTTGCGCTCGTCTATGTGGGCTATGAACCTGACGAAGTAGTTTGGCATTGTTCTGGCTCTTCCTTGAATATTGGAAATTCTTCCATTGCGAGTAGCATTATCTTTCGTTCCATCCGAGGCGGCAGCAAATACTCGCTGTGCTTTGCGTTCCTCTGATAGATGCGGATGGTCTTGCTGTTGAAACTCTTGATCGTTAGAATCCTAGAGGCGTGGTAGATATCTCCAGGATTCGGGTATGCTTGAATGGTGACTTCAACCTTAGCTGCCACGCACGCACGAGTAAACTCCTCGCTCGTTAGTGAGTCACCGAATGGACCCTTGTACAGCATTAGCTCATCGGCTGGAAGCCAACTTGTCCCGGCGTTGCGCCAGCCTTGAGTGCTGCTGTCGCTGCCTTAGCCTTAGCTGCGGCTAATGCTGCTAGGTTCACCTGGCTCTGTCCTGTGGCTGTGAGGATCGTGCGTGCGTTGTGCGCACCCAGGCCAGCGGCCTTTATCTCACATTCATCGGAACAGTAGCATAGGCTACGCTTATCCGCTGTGTTGACATTGCGTAGCGTCATCAACCATGGGTTGTTACGCTCTGCTTCGTTCTTGTCGTTCTCTGTTGCTGCGAACGTTACTGACTTACCACACTCTGCCTCGGGACCATCACATGAGATCGTGACAAATCCTGATTGTATGATTGGCATTTAGTTTATCCTCTTTCGGTACAGTTCGTACCACCTTCTTAGAAAATTTCCTTCGGCTTGCTCGGGCGTCCACTTCTCTATCACCAACGTCTGCGAAGGCTCCGTCGGCGGGTAGATATTGCTGCCCTCGAATTCCACCGCCGGAAGTAGTTGTGCCTTCTCCGTATACAGCATAATCTCATCTGCTTCTTTTACGGATTTAGATTCGATAGGCTGAATTCCAAACGCTTCCTTGATCGTGCGCTCTAGCTTCGCTTCTTGGTGCCTATATGCTACGCCTGCCTCAGTGTAGTGCTTCAACGGACGGTTCATGTCGCCCATGTAGGCTTCTGAATCGTCGTGGTTCAATCTCTCGAATGCTTCGTTCTCTGGTCCGATGTAGCTGCAATAATAAGCATGCTGCGCAATGCTGTAATGAAATCTACTATGTCCTGTCCATCTGCATTGCATCGCTAGAGCGTGTGCAATGTCCACAACATCAATATCCTCGGGGCGGGCTTGAAGCAGAAAGAATTGCTTGCCTGTATACGTGATGATATATGCCTTGCCGTTATTGTTTGCGCTCATGGAGTCCTTTAAGATACTCGGCCAACGTGACTGCTTGCTCGCCTGTCAATGCCGCATGATGATCTTTAGTTTTTATGTAGAAATCGTAGTTGAATCCATCCAACTCGGTTTCACTTCTGTGATCCTTTGGGCGGTCACTTGAATACCATTGTGTGCCGTCCTGATTGAGCCTCTGCACGTTCACCGTGTAGCCGCCTCGTTCTTTGATTGCTGCGGCCTCATCCAGGAATCTCATGTCCGTAATGATTGCAATATGCAAGTTTGTCGGCATGCTTGCATATAGTTTCTTAATCCAGTAGTCTTGGCCGAAGTGTGTCCTGCGATATTCCGTGCCCCACCATTGCAGTAACTTTGGATGCTTACCATACGGTGCTAGTTCGCTCTTCTCAGCGTTTGGCTCTGGTTGAACCCAATCCGGAAGTATGATTGCAAGTTTTGGGTCTACCGCCGCTCGCGTTTCCCAAATACCATTCTTAATAGCTTCATTCACTTCAGCGTACAGCGCTGTCGCATACTTGAATATACCTACTCGGACTGAGCCCTTCCACGTGGGCACGTGCATCAAACTGGCTGCGTTCTTCGCGTCGTAGTAGTGCTTGATGGATTCTGCTGCCAGGTCTTTTCCCTGTCGGGCTCGATGGCCCAGGCCGAGTAATAGCATATCGTCACCTGATTTTGTGCGCTGACCCTTCATACCAGCCCTCACAAGACTGGCATTGATACCGCTGTTTTGCGCTCAACATCGTGTAGCTGAAACCGCGCTTCTGAATGCTGTGTGATCCGCACTTTGGGCATGCATCTGTTATCGCTACCCCTACATTCACATTAGGATGCAAATTATGCCAAGGCTTCATGCGCTCGTAGACGGCCTCAAGTAAATCGATATCGTGGGCATTGTACTCTTTCATGGTCTCCCAAGCTTCAGGGTCTCCTAGCATGCAATCGTGCCATAGCTTGAAACCTGTATGCGGAAGCTTGCGACCGATACTCAGGTACTTGCACAATTCATCTAGCTTGTTGCTATCGAACGCAAATACTTTCCTTGCAATCTTCAACGTATCGACGGTCTTGTAAGGACTCGGCGGAGGAAGCTGATGAGTAAGAAAGCGCGTATTAGTTTTCTTAATATCAAAATTATCCCCGTTATGCGCCACTATCACGTCTGCATTGTCCATTACGTGCCAAAGGCTTTTCACTAACTGACTATCGTCCTCTCGGTCTTTCTTATATCTCGGATAATCCGGAAGCGCGTGAACGTGAACATCCTTCTCACCTAATACTTTATACGCGAAGCTGAGGACATACCAATTCTTCTCAAACTCAATTACGTTTTGCTCCCATTTTCCCCAGACCCAACCTAAGTTCGGCGCGGTCTCAATGTCTAACAGAATCGTTCTTGCTGTATCACTCATAGTGATCCTTGTGAGATTAAACGTGCGATGCCAATGCAATACCGCCTATAACCCCTACAACTACGCCTACGCCGACCTTAACGCCGTGCCAGAAGCTTTTCCTGTTCTGCTTCTTAAGCAATACAACGTCATCAGCATGGCTTTTCTTTTCTGTCTGTAATGCTGCGGCTCCGTCAACGATTGTCGCCGCATTACTGGTAATAACTGCATTCTGTTTTGAATTCAGCGTATTAGCCGCTGCTAGTTCAGATTGTGTTACCATTAGATTCGTACTGCATGCTGCTCCGTCCTCCAACTTGGCGACGGTAATGTGTGACGCATTGTCCGAAATTTGTAGAGTCAATGGGACATTAGCTATCGTAACTTCCTCGGGCTTAACCTGAATGAGCGCAGCCCATCGTTGCGCAAGCTGTACATCTGTCATGCTTGCGTCAACGGTCTTCTGTTGCTGTGTCTGCTTGTTCGTTGCTGCTATCTGCGCCTGTAGGGACGCAACCTGTGTGGCGAACGTTGTCTGCATCGTTGCCAACTGCTGGACTAGTGCTGCATTCGTAGCCTGGTCGCTGGTGAACTTCTGTGACGCGGCTGCGGCCTCTGTCGTTGCTATCTGCGCCTGTACCTGATCGTGTTTGAAGTCAGAATTGTTCTTCATATGGTAGAGCATAACCACGAGAAGACTGGCGGCGAGGAACAGGAGCAGGCGTTCGTGCGCTTTAAACCAGGCGAGATATTTTTCGAGGGTTGTCATGTGTTTACCTTACATCAGAGGGCGTCTATACCCTCGCTATTTTCTTCCTGTCGTCCATTTTCAGATGGCGTAAGTAATCTTTTCAGAAAATTACAATTTGCGTATAAAATCTGAAACAGATGGTTTCGAGAGTCGTCATGTTCTGTCTTCTAATTTCTTCCTTACCCATTTACGATAGGCTTCTGTGCCGATTCGACCAGGGTAGCCGTACACTTCTTTACCTAGAGCCGCGACGGCTGGAGGTGTCTTGAGATAGAAATGCAGTGCTTTTAAAAGAAGGACTACGGTGAAGCCTGGTACCTTATGCAAACCGTATCTCTTGAATGCGTTTTCAATTTTGCCTAGAAGGGCATTGCAGCGTTGACAAAGCAGTCCTCGGAGTAATCCGTCCTCATGACTATGGTCCGTACTAAGTCTACGTCCTACTGAACGTTGTCCACAACATGCGCAAACGTTCCCTTGATACGCAGCTATAATTTCCCACTCCTTAACGCCTATGTTGAACGGAATCCTATACATCCGCTCCCGCTGCTTTTCTGTCTGCATTGTGGTGTCATAAGATGCCTGTATACCCTCGCTATTTTGAGGCTTTGCGCTGTGCTCCGTCGAGGTGATTGTGTCCTGCCGTGCATACCTCAGGATCGAACTTTGGGTTGCCCAAATGCAGTTCGCAACCTAGCACGCGGGCATCCGGGCTGTAATGCGTCTGCCAACCGTGTTTGCGTGCGATTTCCCGCATGATATCCTGGGTTTGAGCCCAAGTCTTACCCGCTTCGAAACCGTGTGCCACAAGCGCTTGACGTATCGCTGCCTGCCTCTTAGCGTCAGGTTGGGATTGCCCTGGCCCTGCGTTTACGGGGCTCTGTAATGTACATGTCAAGATGCCTAGCACCATAATGCGGGTGATGCGGGTCTTGGTGTTTAACATTTTTCGCCTCGCTTCTGTCAACTTCGTGATAACTCGGGTCAATCGAACGTGCATGACGATCCCGCTCTAAATATCGCAGACTCTCGTAGTGCCATCCTTTCTCGACTACGTTTCGAAAGAGCCAATCCAAGATTATAAGCATGGCCGTGTCCTAGTAAGCGTAATTGCACAAGGGGTTAGTGCAGTACTCGCCTTGCGGGCAACCTCTGATTTCGCCGTGGCACAGTTTGCACGGTTCGGCTGAATGCTTCATTACAGTTCCGTGCTCATCTAGGATTCGGTATGCTTCCATACGATCCATTAGAAAGTCTAGAAAGCCTGGCTGCCCCAATTTTTCGGGGTCGAGTCGCGCCCAATCGCCATTTATCAAAATTTCTGCTGCGTGTACAACGTGTCCACCGAATAGATTTATAATCATGTTTCCTCCCGTTTTGAAAACATCGAAGAATCGAAGTGCCTAACGATATACTGAATGTGTCGCTCGGTCGCTCGGTTCCTACGATCCTCAATGCGAATCTTGAACAACTTGTTTTTCTCGTGCGCACGCTTTCCTTGCGTGCAATAATTCCTGACTGTCTTAGACACTGTTCTTCTCCTCTCTGAATTTAGCATACCACAACTTGAACAATTCTTTGTGGCCTGCTCTGTAGGCGAGGACTGCCATAAATTCCTCGCCTGTCAGACAGCCTTTCTCCATGTTACACTTATTGCATGCGTCCACCGTATTGTTGTGCAGTTGCCCTCCGCCTCGGGATTTCGGTATCACATGATCCCTGGTAGCCATCCTCGATTTAGAGACACCTTTTAACTTTGGTTCTAGATACTCCCTTCGAAAGATGGTGCGTCCGCAATAGAAACACTCGGAGGCAATCATGTTAGGCCACGAATGCAGCATTCTTTTTAGCCAGGATGAGGTAAGGATTGCAGAGCGTACAGAATTCCGCACGACCCGGGTCCTGGGAGTTTGCAGGGATGTATACGCCGTGCCCGCACTTGCGGCCCGGGGTGTAAATCTCTGGCACGAGACCGCTAGGCTCGACAATGATATCCTGAGCCGGACGGTCACACTCATGCGTGTAGATTTTTTGTAATATTTTTGCATCCTCAATCAAGACCAATTTAATCTCAATTGCTTTCTTCTCTTTCATCTTTTCACCTATCCTTTCGTTAACTATCCGCTAACGAAAACTTTTGTCCTTTCCCGGAGGAGAAAAATCGAATACTTCGGGAAGCTGGCCTGGGAGAAATCGATCCGATAAAATTTTACCCCGAAAACTATAAGGTATTATGCGAAATCTGATTTTAGTTTTCGAGATTTTTCTCAGGGTACGGTTTCCTCGCACAGTTGTAACACGCATCAAAATATTGTTTAGTGCCACTGTTCTCTCGACGGGCATACCATGCGAGCCCTTCTAGGCAATCCTCGAATCCTTTCATACCAAAGAAGTGACATGGGTCAATCAGATTCCCGTCGTGATCAGTCTCTGGTTTGAGGCTTTTGTCTTTCGGCATCATTCCTCCGTGGCGCGTATGGATGAAAGATAAAATCAAGTATGCACAGTGTGCCTAGGATAACAGGCACTAGGATGATAAGGATCAAGGTTTACCCTTTCAGTCCCTTCAGTCCCTTCAGTTCCTTCATGGCATTAGCAATACGGCCTTCATTCTTGCGTGGCCCGATAGCTAAGACGTTCAATGCGCATTCACACGCAAAGGTCTCTGTAAACTCATGCACGGTGCAGCCGTTCGCTTGTGCCAGTGCTATATGTTGGAGCCTGAGAGGCTCTTGCGTGGTGATGCTGAAGAACGTTACACTCAAATGCTCGGCTAATGCCTGCTCTAGTGTCATGTCATTTCCCATAGGAATAATTCCACCGTGATAAGGCAATTCACATTGCGACAAGCGTACAAGGTGCGGGCCGCTTCGTCGGCATCGGATGCCTTGGTGTATTCCGTGAGCCCGACGTGTATGATGCGACCGTTTGTTTCCCGCCATACAATGTGGTACATAATAACCTCCGTTAGATGTTCTTCCCGCGCCTGCGACATTTGACCGACTGTTTACGGCTCTGGTCCGGTACGCCCTGAGAACATCTAACTAAGGTGACCCTCTGCCGTGTCTGCGGCATTTTGTATCCCGTGGGTCAGCGGTTGCATTTGTCGAGAATCATGCCTCTTCAGTTGCAAACTCATGCTCTCATATAGCCCAAAGAAACGCAATGGTACTTTAGTACGGGTACCCTGTGGCATCCGGAATGGGCTCGTGTAGAGGCTTTCTATGCTTAGGTGGCCTCATACGCTTATCCGGGATAACTCGCACGGCATTGGGCTTCTGTGCTTCGTTGCGAGCCCGTCTACGTGCTTCTATTGCCTTGTCGAATCTCTTCACTGTACCCTCGCTGTATACGTGCGGCTCTTCTGCCTGAGCACGAATCGCTTTTCAATCGCACGTAGCTTGAGCCTGGCATTCTTTCGAGCGACCTTGAGGCGTGTTGCAGGACTCGTCTGATTGACTCGCTTCTCACGAGTAAAGGCTAGAGCCTTAATCTGTGCGCCTGTCATGGCGTCCTCAAGGTCTCGTGGATTTGAGACAGCTTCCAGATAATTATTGATAAGAGCCCGGCGATGACGGCGAGCAATACCTGAGTATCGCTCATGGCTTTTTCTCCTCTAGTAGAGTAGACTTCGCTATCGTGTAGCTAACGCCTGGCCTAGATTGCGGGCATCCGCCGTCCCATCGCTTGCTGCGAAGGATGGCACGCTTGCTCTCAATAAAATTGTACCAGTGCTGCGTGTCTCGTCCGCCTTCCTTGCCTAGTAATACCTTGCCGTGTGGCTTTGCCATCATATCCTCCGCTTAGATTGTATTCGTTATTAATTTCTTGACGAAGAAAATACCGTCGTACTTGGCATAATCATCGATGCGCTTATTGTATTCGTTCACGGCATCGCATGCGGGCTTCTGTCCGAGGTTTGCATAACTCGTTTCCCGTCCGTACTTCGTCTCGACAATCGAGAACGAGCCCGGAAACGGGTCGCTGTCACCTGTCATTTGAAGCCTGATTGTGTACAGCCCGCCGCGTGTCGAGTTATGGAATATAATGTACATCGTTTTCTCCTGAGAGTCTATTGAAGGGCTCGTCTGTGCTAGCACGAGCCCTTGATAGAGCCTCTGGCAGTTACCTCTTCAGTTCCGCCATTTTCTGTGCGAGAGAGAACAGCGCACGGTTGAGTTTCGTGGATTGATCGATGCCCTTGACTTCACGAGTACGTGCACGGCGTGTCGTGCTCGCATCGCCTGGGACAGTCTCCGTCTTATAGCGGAAGCCGCCTTGCAGGGTGTTCTCTTGTACGCGATTCGCAGGACAATTCATAGCGACTCGTGCCATCCATGGAATTCGTCAGGATGACTTCGGCTGTAACGTCGCCTAGGTTCATCACAGGGTTATTGATAGCCTGGAAGCGGATTTGATGCTTGGTGAAATACTGCTTGCCAGGGACGCGGGAAATAGACTGCGAGGCATATACGGGGACGAAACCGTGTTCCCGCATGCCATCGATAATCACGGACGTTGGCACGAAGGAATAACGCTCTGAACGGGTATCGTGCGCCTGTCCAGCGAACGCCGATGGGGCAATCTGTTGAATTGCTTCGTTGCTCATGGGTTCGTGCTTGCGATTCATTTTGTTTCTCTTTTCTGCCCCTTAGGGGCTCTTGATTTGATGTACTCATAATACCTGAAGTCGAGTTTAAAACCAATAGTACTTCCGGTTCATTTTTGACTAGTACTAATGTACTTCACCTTTCCACCAAATATAGCTCTTAATCACATTGCCCGCAGCATCGAACAGAAAGCCTAGCACGCACCAATTGAATAGCTTATAAGGCCTCAATGCTTTGCACGGCCTATGAGGTCCGTATTCCCATTTGATAGTAAACGGCGCTTTTACTTTGAACATTGCGTAAAGTCCTTGCCTTGGACTAAATCGTTCTCGCCTGCTGTCACCTGATAGCCTGCCGGACAATACCATTTGCCCTTGGAATATACGGGCTCTGGCTTGCGTGACACGCCGCTCGGAACTGCAATCACAACGAAATAGAATGCGATGATGAAGAGTGCGATAATCGATATACGTAGAATGTTCATTTTATTCTCCCTTTTGAATCAATACGGATGACAGTCTGACACTTAATTGAGCATTCGCGACGATATCCTTGTCGTGGAGCTTACGCAGACAGGCGAATCCATAGCTATAGGCTGCCTGATATGCCTCTTCGACGGTCTCAGCGTCTGATATGAACTTACATTCGGCTGCATACACGCAGTCTCGCTTTACGTCTCGTATCCAAGCACGAATGGTCCAAAGTCTCAAAGTCCACCGCTGTAGGCAATGAATGACCCTATGAGGTATAGCACGACTAGGATTACTCGCATCTTACGCTCTGTGTACCTCACAAGTCCAGCGAGGACCGTGAACCAAGCAACGAAGTGCATCAAGATGTCCATTATAGCCAACCTTTCTGCCTGAGCAGGCATGCAGTCATTAGAAGCTTGAACGCAACTAAGATTATCAGATTCCTGAGACCGTGTCTAGTGTCCATTAGAGTATCCTTAACGTATCCTTAACGTATCCTTAACGTATAATCGAGTATAATTACTATACGCACTTTCTGGCTTCGATTGCCCGGTAGCGTGCTAGGTCGGATGTGGAATATCGGTCTTCGTCGCTGTCAAAGTCATTAGCCTTGGCGTCGAGGAGCAAGGCATCAACTTCAGCCTGGGTTAGGATGCGAATCGGGGTGATGATGCGCTCGGTGTTTGTTTGGTCTTTCATGATATGAACATAATACCTGAAGTCGAGTTTGAGTGCAATAGTACTTCAGGCTAAACTTTGGTACTACTGCTTCTCAATGTATTTTGGTACTTTCACACCATGTTGCCTGCTCCACAATGGCGTTGCGAATCCAGGTGGGTGATAAGTCTTATTAAACACAGGACTTAGCATTTGAATTAGCTCTGTTTCTAACTCCAATGCTTTCTCCCTTGTCTCGGTAAAACGAAACTCGATTCTATCATATGTGAAGCCTGGAACTTGCTTCACATGATGCCCTGATCCTGTTGCCCGAGAAATGCAGTTCTTTCCCTGACCTACATATTGGCAGACTGTTCCAAGCCAAAATATGTATGCTCCTGGTCGCTCAAGCTGTTCTCTAGTTAGTTCGAATGTATTCATAAGTCTCCTCTGACCTGAGGTATTATATCGCGTCAACGCTCCGTGTCAACACATTTCTGCTTATAACGTATGAGCAGCGATTTAGAAAACTAGGCTGTTGACGTGATAGTTGACGTTGTGTTGACATGAGGTTTTAATTCCTTTATATCGATGGATATAGGTAGTACGTACACGTCTAATGTCACTCGTGTTGCCGTGTACGTACACGGAGTTTTGGTGATAATCCCGCGTCAACGCAACGTCAACGCTTCGATGTTGCCGTGGCTCGGAGTCATGTTACATCACTTAGTACATTATATAAGGGACCTGATGTTGCCATGGCAACACCTCGAACGCTTTGGATTGATAAATGGCGAGGGTATACACGCATCTTATGACAGGCTAGTGTATAGCGCCCGAATGTCATTTTTGACCGAGGTCGAATTCGCATGAGATTGTCTCAGATTGAGATTAGCGATTGAGACTAATGGTTTCAACGACTTACAAAATGGTGAGACAGAGGTCGTCTCATCGGGGCGTCCGGCAATCAGCGTGCCAACAATTATTACAGAAATTTCAGTCATTTCTGTCAAAACAGAAATAAAAACAACGATTTTCGTTGAAAACAAAGGGTTTAGACGATTTGCAGCCTGAAATAGTGGTTCGTGCGCCTGAACCGCGTATAGTTACTTACTATACGCAGAAATCCTAAGTGATTGAAAGCAAACAAGTTAGGCAATCTTTGCAACGAGTTTGCAACAAGGCTGAAATGGCCAGCGAATTGCTCTTGAAAACCCAAGTGATTGAAACGAAAGAGTTTAAGTTAAGTGATTGAAAAAGTTGAAGTTACGGGGATGCTAACGCTAAAAGCATTCTTTTCAGTAACTTGGCGGGGGCAGGTCGCCCCCAGGCGGGTCCGCGACCGGGCTTTCGATTGCGAAGCATACACGTATCAGGTACTCTGATATTATGTTGTTGAAAACAAAGGACTTAGCAGATTATCGGGTCTGAGACCAGCATTTTGTCTCATGAGGCCGTCTCACGCCTCCCGCTGGATTCTCAGTGAGACGTATCGGATTGAGACATGTCAGAGTATAAGATTGTCAACCGGGTAGCACCAACCCCGGCGTTCGCTCAGACGCAGGCCGAAGTTGCCGCCGAGGAAGTATTGGATAAGAGTTTGTCCCTAATTCAGGAAGTTGCTCAGAATCCCGAAGTAACCAAGGCTCTTGCTGAGAAGGGGTTGATGGTCGATCCGGATGTGATGAACAATCCTTTACCAGTTGTCACGAATCCGATGTTCGGGTATAACGAGAAGACGGGAATGCCAGTGGTAGCGGTTCCGAGCGCGGCAAACGTCGCGAAGATTCTTTTGTCCCAGGCGCATTGTTGCTTCGAGGACATGCCAGCAGATTTGAAACAGCCTGAGACGAGCCCTCAAGAGCAGCTTAACGAACTTTACGAGACCTTGAGAGCAGAACAGGAAGAGCGGCAGGGATTGAGAGCAGGACCTGTTTCTAGAGAAGAGTTCGAAGAGTTTAAGCAGTCTGTGATCGAAGCCTTTAAGCAGATAGGCTTTGACACAAGGAAATGGTTCCATGAGTGATTACGAAGGATACCCAGGACGAGCACCTATTCCGAAGCAGACAGTAAAGGAAGCAGAGTGCGTCGAGGGAACGGTACGGAAGTCAGCGAAAGACCAGGCTGGTTCGAATTGGGATCATCTAGTGGACTCAAGTAAAGTTTTGGAGCATCCGCTAACGATTCCTAAGACGGACTGCCCGGCTTAAGAAAGTTGAAAATAGTACTTGACAAGTTTCCAAAGGAAGGTTATCATGATTTTAGAATTAGCAGCCGCAGTAGCAGTCGGTGGTTTCGGGTACGGTGTCTACAAGCACTACACGGCAGGAAGCACGGTTAAGACAGCCGTCGCGGCAGAAGTAGCAGCCGTCGAAGCTGAAGCCAGTGCAGTAGGCAGTAAGTTGTCAGCCGATGCAAAGGCCGCATACACAGCAGTAGCAACCCGAGTTAAGGTAGTTTTGGCGAAACTCTAATGAAGGGCATCGTTATCGTAACAGTAACGACGAGTCGCCCAAGCATCTATACAACCGACTAAAGAAAGTTAAAAATAGTGCTTGACAAGTTTTCGAAGTTGTGAGAGAATCATTAAGTCGGGCTCAATGGTCGATGTAGTGTAATGGTTAGCACGGCTCCCTGTGAAGGAATCTGTCTCGGTTCGAGTCCGAGCGTCAACCCCAAGTTTCGGAGGAACCCTCCGAATGCAGTGAGTAGTCAGAGCAGTAACTTATATGCAGCGCGAACAAGGCGTAGCAAACGGGTTAAGGCACTACGCTCTTGTTTGAAAAGTTTATCCTGATCTAGCTCATCGGTAGAGCGCACCCCTGAAGAGGGTGGCGTACGGAGTTCGACTCTCTGGTTCAGGACCAAGTTTCCTCTGGGCACGAATAAAAACTGCCCTCGTTCAGGAGCATCGACAAGCTCCATAAAATATTATCCGCTGCTGGCGGAACGGCAGACGCACTCGCCTCAAGAGCGAGCGCCTTCGGGTGTAAAGGTTCAAATCCTTTGCGGCGGACCAAGTTTAGAGTGCGGGCTGGAAAGTACGTACGAATCGGGAAATTAGGTTAGCTACCGACACGGTGAACCAGCCGCCCGACTAAAATGACTAAAAGATTTGCGGCTGACAATCGCCAGATAGTATTGTCGGTTTAACGATTCGAATGTTCGGTTTCGATGAGGCCGCACCAAGTTTGGGGTCTTCTCACTAAGAGCACACTGGCGTGAGAACCTTTCTGCTCCATGGTCCAGCCTTTTAAAGCTCGGCCTAGGCCCCATTGATTTTTGTCGGTTAGTTCAATGGCAGAATGGCCTCCTTATAAGGGCTTGACGAGTGTTCGATTCACTCACCGACGACCAATTTGCGGTTGTGATGGAATGGAAGACAAGCGGGACTTAAACCCCCGTGCTCCAACGAGCGTGCAGGTCCGAATCCTGCCAGCCGCACCAAGTTTTCAGTGTGCCTGGATTTCGAGTGGCAGAATCTCCGGTTCTTACCCGGTAAGGTCTCGGTTCAAGTCCGAGTAGGCGCACCAAAGTTTGTAGCTACATCGGGTTCGGGGTGCCCTAACACCCCGGACTACCCTTTAGGGAGGGTATATGAGATCGGTTAAACATAGTGAAGCAGCACGTAGGAACGCAGTTAAGGCCCACACCATTGTAAGACAAAGGACATTGGAATTCGATAGAGGGAAGATATCTTTAGAACAGATTTTACACCCTGAGGATGCGAGTGGCAGCAATACTCCCTTTTAAGGAGAATGTCCGAGTTCGAGTCTCGGTCGGGGTACCAAGTTTCGTGGGAACGCAGTTCGAGATAGATTGAATGCTTACGGATACCTGCTAGCGGCCCGTAGGATGGGACGGGAGAATCCCCCGTCGGTTCCCAGACAAGTTTCAGTGGAAGTGCGGCGAAGACGGCGGGTCGTGTCTGTCTGTAAAACAGAATGCCCTTGCGGCACTAAAAGGTTCGAATCCTTTCGCTTCCACCAGTTTCGTTTCCGGGTAGTTCAGCGGCAGAATGCTTCTCTGATAAAGAAGAGGCCGATGGTTCGACTCCATCCCTGGGAACCAATTTTATGGGCTGTTAGGTAAATGGGATACTGCTTCGCTTGCACCGAAGCGTTGGGGGTCCGACTCCCCCACGGTCCACCAAATTTCGCGGCAAAATTCGTATGCAGGTTGAAAGCCCTGTATCGCAGTACGCCGCTATTTTCTGTAGCCTGTTAGCAAACTGGTCGTATGCATCTGGTTTACACCCAGACCGGAAGAGTTCGATTCTCTTACGGGCTACCAATTTTGAACGTAAGGCGACACGAACATCGTAACCTTCGTGCCTGTGTCTCTGTGTTACGACGGAGAATGCGTTCAATTAATTTTTGCGGACTGTTCGTATATCGGACAATGCATGGCGCTACGAACGCCAGGAGCGGGGTTCGACTCCCCGACGGTCCTCCAAGTTTGGCTCTATCGTTCAGCGAATAGGACTACGGTCTTCGAAACCGTTAACCTCGGTTTGAATCCGAGTGGGGCCTCCAAAGTTTACGTTGTGTTCTGGTCTAACTGGTATGATAGGGCACTGTTAATGCCTAGGGTCTCGGTTCGAATCCGAGGGACACAGCCAATTTTAGTCGTAGGTGCCGTTAGTGTCGGGTTACTTCTTTGCCTAAAAGGAACGTGGGTGAAATCCCCACACTATCCTGATGCGCCTGTTGCCCTGCGACTTACAATTTTCCAGTGCCGTAGTTTTGAGATACTTCTATCCCCGCCACGTGGGGATAGCCAGGATGGTCTGGGTGCCCGAGTAAAATCGGGCGCAGGGTTCGACTCCCTCTTCAAGAGACTCTCGACGCGATTGTTGCCTGGAATTAGTTTCGAGCACTGCTCATATAGCGGTCTAGTATACGAAGCTTGTACCTTCGTCACATTCGTTCGAATCGAATGCGGTGCTCCAGAGTTTATGCCTTGTTCGTATAGCGGTAATACGGTGGTTTCGTAAACCACAAAGAAAGGTTCAATTCCTTTACTTGGCTCCAGTTTGCTTGGTTCGTCTAATGGTAAGACGCAGCTTTGGTAAAGCTGAAACGATGGTTCGATTTCCATCACTTAGCTCCAATTTTATACGGAGTGGTCGCCTAGCGGCCAATGGCACTGTCCTGTCACGACAGATTATCGTGGGTTCGAATCCCATCCATTCCGCCAGTTTCACGGGCCGAGTCGAAAGGCGGAGCCCGCCAGTGCCCAGATCGTTTAACGGTAGGACGCATCCCTCTCACGGATGTAGCAGCGGTTCGATTCCGCTTCCGGGTACCAAGTTTATTTGAGTTTGAGCCGAGGCTTCAGCACGTCGCTTACACGATTGCGGCTGAATGCTAACTTGCCGGACTGTAAGGAAAGCAAGGGCTCAAGATTTTGCTCAGTTCGTATATGGGTAATACGTTGGACTTTCAATCCAGCAAAGGGAGTTCGAGTCTCCCACCGAGTACCAGTTTATGAACATATTTGAAGTCATCGGTGGCGTAGTATTCATCACAATACTTGTCGCCTGGTTTGTAAAAGATTTAAAGTTTCAAATTAGTTTGTTCTGGAATTGATTTTATGCCCTGCTGGTGGAACGGCAGACACACCGCGCTTAGAACGCGGCGACTTCGGTCATGGGAGTTCAAATCTCTCGCGGGGTACCAAGTTTTCGCTTTGAAGCTAGCCGGATGAGGCAGCGGTCTCATAAACCGTGCATAGTTGGTTCGATTCCAACCAGAGCGACCAAGTTTGCGGCAGAGTGAAACGGATAATCATACTAGCCTCATAAACTAGTGATATTGGGTTCGACTCCCATTTGGCGCAAGTTAAAGACAGGAAGGTATCCATGTCAGGAACTTCAAATGCTGTGAAGGCATCACAGCTAGGAATGCCTTGGGGTACAGCCTCGGGGAGACTTAAAAAGATACTTTTGTTTAGGTGTCTTCAAAAGTTAAACGAAGATGTTTGTTTTAAGTGTACGTCTAAGATAGTGAAGGTCGAAGACCTTACAATAGAACATAAGAAACCTTGGCTGCACGTAGACACAAAATTATTTTGGGATTTGGAGAATATTGCATTTTCTCATACTTGGTGTAACAGGCCTGATCGTCCAGCAGGTCCAGACGGGCAGTTCTCGAAATTGAGAATTAAATGCCCGTCAGGAATGAGTTGGTGCAATAGACATAAGAAGTTTCTCCCAACGGTGCAGTTTAGTAAAAATTCTTCTCACTGGTCTGGATATCATACTCTATGTAAAGAGTGCCAGCACTATACGAGAGAAAAAGTTCCGAGCGATGTTGGTATAGTGGTAGAACGAGTGCTTGCCAAGCACTAGGCGCGGTTTCGATTACCGCACGTCGCTCCAAGTTTCAAAGCGGGACTAGTGTTAGTGGTAGCACATTAGTCTTCCAAACTGAGAGGGTCGGTTCGAATCCGATGTCCCGCTCCAATTTTATGAGAGATAGAATAGTTGAACGAACGTTTTCTGGTTATCGGCTCAATCTTCCACCGAAGATTACGTTGACCGTGTTCGATGCAAGAACCGGAGAGCGAGTTCGAATCAACAATGCTCGTGCTTGGATGATGAAGTCCGCATGGGCAATATGTGAACAATTTCTGAGCGAGGCATGATGATTACACCAATCGGTATGTCTGTGCCAGCGGGTCCGTGGTTAGCGCTGTTCGGTGTTTTAGTTCTCGGCTTGCTAGCAATCATCGGTGACGGTATTACTACGATGATTGGCCTCGGGGCTAATAAGGGTTTTGTTGAAGGCAATCCGATAATGCGTTGGCTGTTTAGTAAGGTTGGACAGTCGTTCGCAACCTGGTTGAGCGGCGCGGCGTATCTATTCATCGGATTGCTTATAGGCAGCAAGGTCTGGTTAGCTGGTATGATTTATTCCGGAGTCGTTGCAGCCGGGGAAGCATATTACGCAATCAAGAATTACTTGTTGCTGAAGAAATTAGGAATCAAATAAGTTTCGCAGGCTGTTAAGATAGTGGTAGTCTTCTTGCCTCCAAATCAAGAAGCGGGTGTTCGATTCATCCACGGTCTGCCAGTTTAAGGGCTGTTCGTACAACGGACAGTGCGCTTCGCTTCTAACGAAGAGACCTCGGTTCAATTCCGGGACGGCCCTCCAAGTTTTATGGGCGCATAGCACAAGGGACAATGCGACTCTTTCCTAAAGAGTAGATTCTCGGTTCGATTCCGAGTGTGCCTTCCAGTTTACCGAGCAGGGGACTACGTGCCTAGTTTACTAGGCGTTTGTAGGCGGCAGAGCACTAATGCCTTGTATATCAGGTGCTCTTAGGATGCAACATGAAAGCGATCCGTGCCATAATCCTCGGAGTTATGTTGGCGCTGGCAACACCAGTTATGCCACAGCAACCCGAGCCGAAGCCTGTTGTTGAGTATAATATCGCAAGTTGTGGTTCGCGGGATTTTACTGTCATTCACATGGTGTTGAATGCAGAGCGAACGACTGCTACATTCGGAGATTTCTTGACGGATGCGACCACGGTTAAGAAGGAAGATAACCCGGTAGTGTTCAGTTACAAGGAAGAGCCGAAAACAAAAGACGGCATAATCCCGTTCAGCGCCGCGACGGTTTATGAAAAGCATAACCTAGTAATAAATGGCGCTCGGCTAGGTAATCGCATCATTGGAATTTTAACTGTTGACGAGAAGTTAGGCCACGTGTATTATGGTTTCATTGGACCGGAGAGCGACATCACGGTTGGGGCAGACGATAGATTTCAAACATGCCAGCAGATGGATGTTTCGGATTCGGAAGCAGTAGTAGACACATTGATGAATTTTCTTACTGGCGGCTCAACAGGATTGGGCGGTTTAGATAAGTCTTAATGGTAAACTAGACTATCGCGGGAAACCGAGGTAAGTTCAGGACTCCACTAGACAAAGAGCCGTGGAAGTTGCGGGCCGCGTAAGCGGACGGGTAAGGCCAGGTACAATGCTTCTCATACAAGCCTTCGGGCCTCTGTTCTCATAGCATTGTCATTCAAGTCTGGGCACTCCACTCTTGGAGCAACCTTAAATAGGGCTGGAGCGCGTCTAGCGCGACGATAGCCGGGTTAAGGGCAAAGACGGATGATAGTCGCGGCGCAAGCCGAACAGAATCCTGGCTATTGTTTGCCAATAAGTTTGTACGTACATTAAGGTTGGGGATGCCTCTAACATCCCCGACTTGCCTTTTAGAGGAGGGCAAGATGCCTAGAATTTATAGGAATAAAGATAAGGAGCTTGCGCAGTTAGGCATGCCTTATACAACGGCAGCGACAAGACTTCATCGAATTCTTTTATTTTCGTTAGCACGAGAGTGCGGAAAAGATAGTTGTTTTCGCTGCCTTAAGAAAATAGAAACGGTTGAAGAGTTTAGTATAGAGCACAAGATACCGTGGCTTGACAACTCTCCTAACTTGTTTTGGGATTTACAGAATATTGCTTATTCACATCTCAATTGCAATCGTAAGGCTGGAAGAAAGCCTACTGAGTGGAGTGAAGAGGCAAAAGCGGGATGGGTTAAGAAATTTCAAAAGCCTCATCCGGCTATGATACCTAAGAATACGGAAGGTTGACGGAACCAGGCTAACGTATAGGTTTGCTAAACCTAAGTCAACCGCAAGGTTGTTTGTGTTCAAATCACAAACCTTCCGCCAAAATTTTAAGGATAATTGGGCGAGCGGATTATGCCGTCTGTCCTGAAAACAGAAGTGTCCGGTAAACATTCCGGCACCGTGGGTTCGAATCCTACATTATCCTCCAGTTTAAGCATGAGTAGCCAAGTGGAAAGGCGTTCGTCTGCAAAACGAATACTCGTTGGTTCGATTCCAACCTTGTGCTCCAATCTTAGTTGCTGAAAGTGACATATATGTTTCTATTCCGATGTCAGCCAACGGGCAGGCTGCAAGTCTTTGAAACTTGTCATGATCGTTCGAATCGATCCGCCGGAACCAATTTTATTCCCATGTCATTCAATTGGCAGGATGACGCTCTCTGAAAGCGTTCATTGTGGTTCGAGTCCACACGCGGGAACCAATTTTAATCGGGGTGTAGGTCCGTAATCTGGCAGCGGTCCCGCTTTGGAAGCGGGTGGACAAACTCCCTTGGAGGTTCAATTCCTCTCGCCCCGACCAGTTTACATCAGGAAATCTGATAGTGGTAGTCTACTCCCGTCGGAAGGGAGAGGCGAAGATTCGATTTCTTCTTTCCTGACCAATTTGCATGCATGGTAGTCCGGGAATCTCAGGGTTAGAATGGACTCCGCTTACGGTGGGAAGAGATAGCACCCACACCATACCCTTAATCTTCAGCCGCCTCTTTGGCGGCTTTTGTATTTCAGGAGTAATTATGCCAGCGACACAGTACGCAGTTCTTCTTCGTAAGCAAGCCTCATCAGTTTTAACTGCGTGGCCCCAAGTAGGCAACGTCAATTCGAACCTCGATTTGCTTCAGATTATAAACGCAGGTGACGGAGTAACATTGCAACCCGGCGTTCCTGTCGCTCCTCTCGTGAACGTAGATTATACCGGAGCAGTTCATTATCCAGCGTCCAACCCCACGGACGGCACTCGTATTGGAGTTTTTTATTCCCGCCTAGCACCTACTGCATCTCTCGCACAAATCTTCGCAGACGCGTTCACTAATCCATCTCAGCTTGATATTATTCAAGTCATAAACATCGGCGGAAACATTTCCTACTATTTGAACTACGCTGGCGTTGCGACAGGTTCTTAAGAAGTGCGCACTTTGTGCGTGTAGTATCGGTAATCCGAACTAACGTGTTTTCGTTTTTCTAAGAGGTTTCACATGGCCAAAATAATTAACATGGCCAAGGTTTGTAGCTACATTTAGATGAGGCGTGCCAGTAACACGCCTCGTTTACTCTTTACTGGAGAGTATCATGATTTGCAAAGGAACGGAATTTCGGCGTCGCAGGAAGTTGCAGTGTATCGAGCACAAGGGCGGGAAATGCCAGCGTTGCGGATACGACAAGTGCCAACGAGCACTTGAGTTTCACCACGACCGCCGATTCGAAAAAGATTTATCGTGTTACGCTCGCGGCGGGCTTAATATGATGCAGAGTTGGGATAAGTTGAAAGCGGAACTCAGCAAGTGTTTACTTGTTTGTGCCAACTGTCATAGAGAGTTGGAGGAAGAGTTCGATGCTTCTCCACAGTATTATGCAGGCTTTGTTGACCCTGCGTTGGTTCGAAATTGAGTTTATTGCGCAGCGTCATTGTCCTGTTTGCGGATATCTATTAGTTCAACACGAGCACGGCGAACAGGTGAGATGCCCAAATTGCGGCTGGATTTGGAATTAAAAGAGTTTAAGGGACGCTCAAACGTCTCTTATATAAACCGTTCATGAATCGGGTAGTCAACGGTGACATGGGCGGGCACAAAAGGAGAAACAAAATGGGTGTACCGTATTCTTATTTAATCAATGGTTCAAGTCCGAGTACTGTTGGCGGAACAGGCACTGGAGTTCTTTACTTCCAGCCGCCTCCGTCACAGAACTTGTGGAACGTAGGCGCACCGGGCGTTAACGCTTCGGCGACAAGTAATCAGATTGGTGGAACCGTTTCAGGAACAAACGCAACCGGGCAGTTGTCAGTGCCAGGTCGTGCAGTTTTGAACGGCCAGAGATTTGATTTGCAAGCTTCAGGTAACATCTTGTTCGGCGCAGGTGAAGCATCAACCACTGGCGCAATCAAGATTTATTTGAACTCTGCACAGGGTTATGCTGGTTTCGCAACACCGACCTATCACGACTTGCTAGGAACAAACGTCGAATTCAGCAACGTGGCATTAGACAACGTCTATTACCCGTGGACTGTATCTTTGACGGTTGAAGGTGACAGCTTGTCAGGTATCGTGCAGGGAACTTACAGTGCGTTGCTAAACGGCAGCCTTGTAGCATCTGCTGCGTTCACTTCAGTAACAGGCATCAACTTCAATGCTGAACCAGCATTTGGGTTTGTCATCGGCGTTCAGTTCGGCGCAAGCAACGCAGGAAACACTGCTAACTTGTACCAATTCCAGATCGCAAACTTCTAATCAATTCGGTAGAGCGTGACGGGGAGCAGCTATAGATTGCTCCCCTCCACTGCTCCGAGACCTGTGGAACCCAGGACCTTTAGTCCGTTATAGTCGGAATTAAATTTTGCTTGGGGGCGCTGCAACGCTCCCCAAGCATTCCTTTGCAGAGGAAACCATGAGCGATAGCTGGCACAAGAACAACAAAGAAAGACTTCTCGCGTATATAAAAGAATATAGGCGAACTCATCCTGAATATGTTGAGAAAGGTCGTCGTAGAAGTCGTATCAACCACTTGTTGAAGCGACATAACATGACTTTAGAAGAGTTCGAGTCAAAAGTTCAAAAGCAAAACAACTGCTGTGCTATTTGCTTCAAACCAATGAGTAGTCCACATGTTGACCACAACCACAAAACAGGCGAGAATCGAGATTTACTTTGCTCGAATTGTAACACTGCTTTAGGGTTGTTTTTCGAAGATGTGATAATTTTACAGAGTGCTATTGACTACATAAACAAGCATTCTATCCATTGAGATGACCAAATGTTTTACGGACTTCAGCAGCTAAGTATCGGTGAAGTCATTTCATCCTTTCGAGACCTTTCAATCGTCGGAGTTGTTATCACAGTTGTGTGGAAAGCAAGGGGAGTTTACGAGACTGTACAGGATTTCTTCGCTCGTGTCATGAAGCACATGGACACAATGGAGCAATTTGCACAAGTGGCCGTAAAGAATCACTTACATCACATCGAACAAGATTTGAAAGTGTTATCGGGACGAAAGACTAACTATTCCGGAGACGTTGTTGAATTCTCAGAAGGCCATGCAGTTCATGATGGCCTGTCTTCGATAATAGAGGCATAATATGCCAGCAGAATCAAAGGCGCAGCAGCAGGCCATGGCAATCGCCGAGCATAACCCAGAAAAACTCCATGCCGAGAATAAAGGCATGTTGGATATGACTCACAAGCAATTGCATGACTTTGCTTCAACACCACGCAAGCATCTCCCATCTTATGTGCAAGCGCATAAGGCAAGAAAAGAATCATAAGTTCGGGTCTAATTCCGTAGAAGAACTGACCGCCGTCAGTCCAGGTCAGCGCACGAGGGAAAGATACCTCACTCAGTAAAATGAGTCTTACCTAAGCCGAAAGGCCCAGAAGAGCATGCGGATTAGATGGACTGTATAATTTTAGGAGTTTGAAATGGCAGACGAAAAGAAACACGCCGGACACGGGTTTACACACACTCATATCGAGCATCACGCTGACGGCAGCCACACGATTCACCACGTGCACGAGAAGACCGCTCACAAGCACGGCATGCCTTCGGAAGTCGGAGAGCACGACGTGAAGGGCGCAGCAGGCGATCACGACGGGATGATTGACCACATTATGGACAACACTTCTCACCCAAATCCAGGCGAGGGCGCAGCAGCACCTCCGATGGGTGGAGCAGCACCAGCAGGCGGGGTTCCTCCAGCAGGCGGAAACGCATCGCCGGGGATGTAAAATTTAAATATTCCTCGGCTCATTACCGAGGCGTAGGTCGGGAGCGTACCCTAAATACGCTCCTAGACCGCATCTTTTAGGGAGATTGATATGAAGATTTGTTGTCACTGTAAGCGAGAACTGCCGTTAGATTCTTTTCAAAAGAATCAAACTGCGTCAGATGGATTGCAATATCGTTGCAAGGATTGCACTCGAAAAGCCAGCAATGAGTGTCGTGCGAAAAGAGGACATCTTTGGCTTGAGAAGATTAATCCGTGGGCTCGTCGGGAAGAAAATAGATTACAAGTTAACGCGGCGACTAGAGCACGAAGAGCTAAGAACCCTGAGAAGGCGCGGGAAGAAAATCGTCGTTGGCGAGAATCTTCTAATCCTTTTTCTATTGCGGTAGTAAAAGCTCGTCTTAGAGCAGCGGAGTTAGGCGTTGTTTCTACTTTAACTGTAGAAGAATGGAAATCGGTTGTCGAACGTTGTGATTTTAATTGTCATCTTTGTGGCGAGAAGACGTTGTTAGACTTGAGGTCGCCTTGGAGATTGAGCTTGGATCATGTTGTGCCTATGGCACGAGGCGGAAGTAATACCGTGGATAACGTGTTGCCAGCGCATCGTCGCTGTAACCAAAGTCGCCTAGATATGACTATAGAAGAATTTGATTTGTGGTTGAACAAAATTTATTTATCAAGGAGAAGTGGACATGGCGAAGCATAATGTATCTTTATATCGCGCCCTCCACCACCTTTAGGAAAGGTGGTTTGCATCGTGCTCTAGGTGTTTCCGAAGATAAACCGATTCCGGCTGAGAAGTTGGAGCACGCAAAGAATTCAGGTAACTCTCACATCCAGCATATGGCGAACTTCGCTGCTACGATGAAGGGTTTCAAGCATTAAGATTCTTCGGTTAGCTACCGAAGCGCAGACTTGAGGGCGTGCCTTAACCACGCCCCTTGTCGATTCTGTTAAGGAGAATAACATGAGATGCGAGGATTTGGTAGGCAGAAGGTTCGGGAAACTGCGGGTTCTCAAATTAGGTGAGAGAGTCGGAAACAACGGCGCAGGGCGTGACTATCATTGGATTTGTCAATGCGAATGTGGCAACCAAGAAGAACGCTCAGGTAATAATCTTAGAAGAAGTCTAAGATACGGGCGACAGATAGCTTGCAAAGTTTGCGAAGCAAGGAACGTTTCGGCTCGCCGCAAAGGAAAACGCGGAGACAACACTGTTGCGACTTATCGTCGTAAGAACGGTGCTCCGGCGACATATGTTCCGGCAATGCAGCAAGCTAAACAGGAACAGTATTTAAAGCAGGAAGGATTGTGCGATGTTTGCCATAAGCCACTCCCTGAGAAAGTTGGTGCGGCTTGTTGGGATCACGACCACAAAACAGGAAATTTGAGAAGCCTCGTTCATCACACCTGTAATGTGATTATTGGGTATTTGGAAAGTTTCCCAGGAATAGAAACGGATGTACGAGAATATTTGAGGAAGTATGAGTTGGAAAGACAAAGTCAATTCGGTTCTTCACAATAGTTCGCTTAGACCTATTTATGAATTTACAGGTGGGTTGAGTGAATTTTGGGCAATTGTTTTTGGTGCGTCAACAATTGCATTAGCTTTTACAGGTCATTTGACCGCAGATTTTGCAGCGGCGATTACCGCTATAACTGGTATTCTAGTCGCTCACGAAGGGTTGGACGACTATCACACTCGCAATATGCCAGTACAGCAAACCGTAATCAATAACGACATTACGGTACAGAAGTAGGAGACTATTATGTCAGCAGGAAGTCCAGTACCAGGAATGCTAGAGAACGCCAAGGCAGCCTTGAAAAAGGCTACGGATTGGTCAGGTCCAGGTCATGCTTCAGCGCAACCGTCGTACACGCAAGCGCACCAGGCGCGAGGCGGAGGATTATCGCACGGCGCTCCAGTCATGAAGACAGGCGGAGTCGGAACGACCGGAAGTCCAGTGCCGACCGAGGAAGCAACTTCAATCAAGAGTAAGATCGACAACGCGAAGGCCGCAGGCTTGAGCGATCAATAGGGCGTCAATCGCCCTGCGAAGGGTGAACAATAATGCCATTAGAAGGACAAGCGAAGAAGGACAATAGTTTCGTTACATATCGCTCATCGAAAGACATAATTCAACGTTGGTATAGAGTATGTAAGCGAGCAGACAAGATTCATCACGGCTACAGATACAAGTCTGAAGTCTTGTCCTATGTTGACCTTTTTAGATTGTACTTCGATTATTTCTACGGATACAGTGGCATAACCGAAGAGATCATTAAGGCAGAAAGACCCGAAGACGCCAAGAAGAAAGACGAAGACGAGCCACAAACAAAAGGCGATAAGAAGGAAAAGAAAGGGAAGACTGAAAAGAAAAAAGAACCCCTTCGCCTAAAGCCTTACAAGGCACGTCGGCTATTGAGCAAGACAATAGGTAACTTCGAAGAGGGAAAGTTCGAGCACCATGCCAACTTCCATGACGAGGGATACCTAGACTTTCACGATTGGCTTCGAGCCCGTGACCAGGCGCGTAAGGATTTATTCTTTCTTACCAAGCACGTACTGAAGAATAATCTCTTCAAACACTCGGTGCATAAACAGATTTGTGATTTGTTCGTGCAGAAAGATTTTGACCACGTATACTTTGAAGGCTATGCCAAAGAAGATTACCAGGCTGCGATAAATAGCCAAGATCGTGTCCCGAGATATTGGAGTGCAAAGCGTAGATTGTATCTTCCAATTCTGGACGAGGTTATAAAACCAGAGAATAAAGCTAGGGAAATGATTTTATTGTTCCCTAGATTCTTCTTTAAGTCTATAACTAATATGTCTGACTGCGTGCAGTGGTTGTTGAACTGCCCGGATGTCTCCATCCTGATTATGACGGCGAAGGAAAGCCACGCCATAGACTTCATGATGGGAGTCAAGAAGTATTTCTATTTACCTGTTGATGCAGAAGTAGCGGAGCCGTTTCATCTTCTATTTCCCGAGTACGTTATCAGGAATGAAGATGATGGACTGTCTAGTTCTCCATTGTTTCATCATCAGCGTCGCCACAGTTCGATTTATCCGAGCGTGGCCGCGCTAGCGATTGCGTCTACGGGTTCCGGTCGTCACTGCGACATATTCAAGTGTGATGACGTTGTTAGCAATACGAATTGTAATACGGATGCGACTCGTACAGCGCTATTTAAGGATATCGGAATAGCGAAGAATATTCCGCATACCTGGGGCTGGATAGATTTTATAGGTACTAGATATTTCGTAGATGATTACTACGGAAGAACTCTTGCAGCGCACACTAGAAATCCAGAGAAGTTTAATCTCAAGTTTTTCACCAAAGGTACTTGGGAGATTAAGCCGGAGTATAAGGACATAGAGAAAGAGGATTTGAAGCGAGTAACCGAAGACATGGTTACTATGCTTTTTCCTGAGTATTTTCCTTTCTCTAAGTGTCAAGCAATTATCTTTAGCGACGACGAAGATGGTGGAGAGGATGTATTTCGTTGTCAGCAGCTTAATCAGCCTGCGTTGGATAAAGCAGGTTGGGGATTCGACGCAGACAAGCTTCGTGCGGCTATCATCAATTACGCCGAGGCGTTTGATAAGCCGGGCTACATGGTTGCAGCCTGGGACACGGCAAAGACGGCGAACAGGAATTCAGATTACACCGTCGGAGTAGTCGGGAAGGTAATCGAAATTGATAACGAGGGGACGAAAGCCCTCATCGTTATGGACGTAATTTGTGAGAAGCTGACTCAAAGACAGACGGCAGAAAAGGTAGTCGAAATGGACACCTTGTGGCGTCCGTACTGCACCATCATGGAAAACACTGGCGGTCTCGAACGAATGTTCGATGATATCCAGATGATTTCAATGAGAACAAACGGAAGACACATACTTAACTTTTACCTAGAGACACCTTCTAATGAACCAGATGCAAAGAAGAATCGCATTCGTGGTTTGTATCTTCTGTTGTTGAATAAACAATTGTTCTTCTCGGAGGATAGGAATCATTCCTGGAACGACGAGGCAATAACTCAGTTTGTCCGATTTACCGGAGTTAAGGGGAACATGGGAAGGAAGGATGATATCCCAGACGCCCTATCTTACTTGTGCCGATATGTTCCGTGCCGCACATTCAAGATGACACCTCGGGAAATAAAGGAAGCAGAAGAGGCTCGTCTTCGAGAAATGGAAATATCCCATGAACAGAAGGTTCGTTCTGTTCTAGCAGGTAATTACCAAAGAACCTTTGGAATGCCGATGGAAGAAAGATACAGTCCGCGTTATTGGGGTAAGCAGGAAGAGGAAGTTATCGAGGAAGGGCCGCTTGACGGGCTATTGAAGAAATTCAACATGTGGAAGAATAAATAAATGGAACCACTAGACAAGCAGGCTGCCGCAGCACTCGAAGCATTGGCCGTGACTCCTGTAGGCGAGATAACGTCCGAGGATATCACACGTGATCCGAAGACGGGTGTTTACAAGTACAGCGATAAGGCTGCTCTGAAGCTGGTATTGGATGATGCGTCAATGGCGGATAACTACGCCAACATCAATCAGTGGGCTTCATGGTGGACGACAGCGGACACATTGTTGCAGAGTCCGATGACGAGCGGAATCTTTGACGGCGGAGTAGGAGCATCCTCCGGCGTTCCGAAGTATACGCTATCGAATCACATTGCGACCATCGTTCCGAAGATGCTTGAAGGGCTCTTCTATGAAGACCCGCCATTCTTGCTTCGACCGAGGCCGGGTACAAAGCCAGCGGTAACTCGTGCTAAGACTGCGTTGTTCTCAGCGCAGTTGTGGGACATGAAGTTCGAAGAGAATACAGAGCGCGGACTGGATCAGATGGCTCTGTTCGGCACCACGATATTCAAGTGGGGCTATCTTCAATATACCGATCACGTTGAAAATTTTCGTCGCAAGGCTGAGCCAGTAGATTTGAATCTGACCGTTAAGACTCCCCTGATTGATACGGTGGATTCAGATGACTATGAAATCTACATGGATGATGTTCTTATTTCTCATCCTTGGATTAAAGCCTGCGACATTCGTACAGTTCTAGTTGACCCGGGATGCCGCGTCGGAGATATCCGAGAGGCTAAATGGGTTATCTATCGTGACTATGTCACCTATGAAGACTTGAACCGTCTACGTGATATTCCTGGCTATGACATTCCACCAGAGAATGTACTAAAGCAATTTTTCTTAACCGATCCTCAGACAGGACCGGACAACATTACCATGACGATTCCGGAAGGAATGCGTGGCTATTTACAGCACGCTCTCCCGAGGAACTTCAAAACGTCTGCTGATCCTTTGCAGGCCAACATGGAATTGTTGGAGCGTTGGGACAACGAGAAGGTTATCGTGGTTCTTACGTTCAACGCCAAGAACATTCTTATTCGCAACGAAGCGAACCCGTATAGAAAGAAGCCGTTCTTCAGTGCAAACTGGAGAAATCTTCCGGACACGTTTTACGGACAGGGCCTTGGGCTATTAATCGGAAGTGAACAAATCGTTGAGCAAGGCGTAACGAACCTTGCACTCGGGTTGCTCGCTTATGGATTACAGCCTACAGCCGTTCGCAAGAAGGGCATGAACGTTCCAACGCAACAGACACGTTGGAAGCAGGGCGGCATCATCGACGTAGATGATGACGTTCGAGCAGCATTTGCATTCTTGCAGATGCCTCCGGTGCCAGCCGAAGCCTGGCAGTTCATACAGCAGGCGAAGTCAGACGCTGCATCATCTTCTGGTGCAAACGAACAAGTCATGCAGGGAGCTACGACTAGTAGTAGTCGCGGCACTGGTATGCGTTCGGGCACGGGAGCCGCAGCGGTTATCCAGGCAAATGCATCAAGACTAGATGGACCGACGATGAGATTCGTTCGTCAGGTTTACGAGCCTTGGTTGTATACGATGGATGAGTTGAATAACAGACTGCTTCCAACATCAGTTCTTCGTCGTGTTCTAGGCGAGGAAGTTGGAGCGGACTACATGGTCGATCATATCGACTTCCGTAAGGCTAAGTACGAGTATGAAGTTCTAGCAGGAGCAAAGCTTGGTGCTAAGAAAGAAATGGCCCAGGCGCTGCCTATAATAATCCAATTGCTCAACAATCCCACGTTCGTTAAGAGCGTGAACGATGCTCATTGGACATTTGACGCTGTTGCTATTTTCAAAGCCTTTACAGATGCCGCTGGATGGAAATTCAGTCAGGACTTTTTGGTGAAGATGACACCGGAACAGCAGCAACGTTATGATGCAAATTCACCAGCAGCAATGCAGGCGAGCCAGTTGAAGGCGCAGCAGCAACAGCAGCAACAGAAGTTCTTACAGGATCAGACTTTGGAAGACCAGAAGCAGCTTGGAAAGGCTGGAGCGGAAGTTCTCCGTTCAGCAACCGAGCATGCTATGGACAGCGAAATCAGTGGAGAACCAGGCAACGTAGGCTTTGGTAGCACCACGACGCTTTAAAGAAAGGAATACAATGGCCGTACCACTACTTAGTGATGAGTTGCAACAGATCGAGAAAATTTCACTTGCAGCTTTGGCATCTCAGCCGGGCTACGCAGTTTTGGTTGAGATCATGGAAGCCGCTTGTAAACGGGCTACCGCAGAAGCTATCAACCTGAATCCGGGTGATGAAGGATATGATCGCAAGATTAAATTTCTTCACACTCGGGCTCGGGATTTCAATGAATTTCGTACACTGATCCTGAATTCTATTACCTGGCAAATCGAGACAGGTAAGCAAGAACAGGTACAGAATAGTGTGGGGCTTAACGCTCCGAAGGGCAATAGATAATGACAGACAGAATAGTAACACCTGAGAACTTAACACTCGCAGATATCGCAGCCTGGAAAGGCTTAGAGATGCGACAGCAGATGACTCAACCCGGTATGCGTGAGGCTGTGATAGCTCTCTTGCAAGGCAGAACCCGGGCTGAGGTGGATGCAGCGGCACACGTATCACAACAGCTAGTTCCGCAGCCAGCAGTGGTTGCGCCAGCACCTGCACCTGTTGTGGAAACACCAGTCGTGCCAGCCGTCGTAGCACCCGTGGTTCCGGTTGTTCCGAAGCGATATGTTGCGGACTATCAGATCACAGATGAAGATGGTAAGCCTCTGGGCCGACCTACTCACTTGGAAGCCGAGTCCGAAGAGAAGCTTCGAGAGAAGATGATCGAGGCGCACACTCAGGCAACCCGTGCGTTCCATCGAATCAAGAACCAAAAGATTACGTACAAGACGCCACAGCAGAACGCAGCGGCTCAGATTGCTCCTTTGACAGATGCTCAGATAGCAGCGGCTATCGAGGATTCAAAGAACACCGATCCGGCAAAGGCGTTTGCTGCTCAGACAGCGTTGCTACAGGAAGACCGTCGTAAGGCGGCTATAGCAGAACAGAAGGCCAAGGAAGAATTGGTATCGTATCAGTTCTTACAGAGGCATGCAAAAGACTACAAACCGTGTCAAGCTAATCAGATTGCTTTCACGGACTATTTTAAGGCCAATCAATTGGATTGGACTCTCGACAATTTGGAGAGAGCGTTTTTGGTTTTGAAGGACACAGAACTGGCCCCGGTGGAGGGACCAGTCGTGGCTGTTGCACCTACGGTTAATCCGGAGCCAACACCAGTAGTAGTACCACCAGCAGCAGCACAGCCTGTAGCGACGGTTGTGCCAACTGTTCCGGCACAAGTTGTGGTTCCGGTTAATCCGGTTCCAGAAACTCCGAGACCGGGGGTCAATGGCGGCATTGTCCCTGGACAGAACTCAGGTTCTCGTCCGGGAACACAGAGCGAGCCGCTAACGATCACGATGGCTGAGATAAACAAGTGGGACGGCAAGACGTTGCGGGAAAAGATGGCAAATCCATCTACTCGTCCGCAAATTGAAAGAGCGATTGCTGATTATAACTCCCGCAAGTTTGGCAAGTCATAACCCTAGAAGCTTTTCTAGAGGCTCACGCTAGAGGTAAACTACTATGGCAGGCGGCGGGAGCAATCCCTCAGCAGCAAACGTAGGAAATATCCTTACGGCTCAGGCAATCATTTTCGATAAGGAATTGATTCCGAACCTTAAGGGTCAGACTGACGCATTCGTGGAATGCGCAGAACGTCGTACACAGGCTATGAACAGCGGTATCAACCGTCAGTTCTTCCAATACGACACATTGACCGGAGACACAACGCAGTCAGCAGACGGCGTGATCGGCGCACCTGAATTCGTAGGTCAGTTGAGTGCTCCTGCTCAGATTGGTGAGTAAACAATTCTGCTCACATTAAACTTGACTATATCGGTGAAACTCTGTATAATAACAGACAATACCGAGGAAAGGCAAGCTTGAAATGATTACAAAAGATAAATCGAAATTAGCTTATCTAGCCGCTATGCTAGATGGAGAAGGATACTTTTCCATTAGCCGGACTATGATATACGATAGGAATAATAATCCATATCCCGCGTTCGATTTACAGATAGGAGTTTCCAACACTTCAGTGAAACTGATGAAGTGGCTGGTATCCAATTTCGGTCAGTCTTACCGACCGTTATCCCAACGTAGCAACACTTTCGCAAAGAAGGTTTGTTATCAGTGGAAAATGGAGAGAAGAGAAAATCAAGAACTCTTGATTTTAGCGGTTCTTCCCTATCTCGTAATTAAGAAGGAACAAGCGAAGACGGCATTACGTTATATTAGACTACCTCGGGTAGCCCCTGAAGAGCGTATGAAGCTGCATCTTCTAATGAAGTCCCTCAACAAGCCCGCATCCGTAACGACTAATATGTCAGGCACGTCGCAAGGCGTGAAGAGAGAGTCTGAACTCGTAGGCGACTACGAGAGCGTTCCTGTGGTGATACAGGATACCTAAACACATTTTGGGAACAACTACACGAACTTCAGTTCATTCGTTTTGGCGTCAGCCATCGACGACTTGAGCGGAAACAGTGGAGTTGAACTAGGATACCAGGCTGGTCAGAGCATCTCTGAACTATATTCAGCCGTTGCCGACAGCGCAGGTTTGTCAAGCGTTGACTCTCAGGTTAACCAGAGCAGCTTGCTAACTTCACCTTACACTCTCGATTTGGCAACAGTTCGTGAGTTGAAGCAACAGTTGGTAAGCAAGAACGTGCTACCTTGCAAGAGGGGCAGGTTCTACGGCGCAGTTAGCCCGAACACATTGGGTGACATCTATAACTCAACGACAGTGAACAACTCAATCGTTGACTTGTGGAAGTACGCAATGATGGACAAGTTCGACAAGATGGCTGGCAGTGACCAAACCATGGATATCGAACTTCCTGGCACAAACATCACCTTCCGTCAGACACCATTCGTGACGACCACAACGAATTACCAGGGAAGCGGTAAGACAGCTTATCGTACCTATGTATTTGGTAATTACGCAATGATCGGCGTATGGCTAGGCGTTGCAGGTGATACGGAACTAGGAGACGGTAATTGGAGAACTATAGATTGCAAGGTCGTAGACAAGGCCCCAGAATCTTCATATGATCCGACGGGAACAATCGGCGGATGGTGCTCATATAAGTTTAAGGGTTGCGACAGCAACCGTGGACTCGCACTAGCGTAATCTAGTGTTAGAAAATTCTCTCTGATTGACTTGAACCCTGAAATGGAAACAAGGCGGAAGCCGAAAGGCACCGTGAACGACTAAGCGAGAGAACGCCCTACGGGGCGATGCGATAGTCTGCTCTTACAGGAAACGAAACTGTAAGAGATCGGCAGAAATGACCGATCCCGTTCGAAAGAACGAGTAACATTTGGCCATCAAACAGTAACACTTCCTCCGGCTCGTGGTGCGAATACTCAGCGTATTCGTTACATCGACTCGGTCCCGGCTATCCAGTAGGGTGGCATAACTATTCCCATAGCCTCATGAACTATGGTATACTAATCAGGGGTGTGCCTTGAACACACCCCAGATTACTCTTTCAAGGAGAGGGTTTAGTATTTACCCTAGAACATAGACGGAATCTTTCTTTAGCGCAGAAACATCGAAGAGAAATCGAGATTAGTGAGGCCCGTGATGGTAATGATTAACAACCCATCGAATATGCCATTGCAAAATCTGTCGAATCCCTGGAAAGAGCGACACGATTTAGCAGTCACTCAGAATACAATTAAACAAATTCTGAAGGACGGAACTCCCAATTGGGTTCGTTGGCCGAAGGACTACAAGCAGTTTGCTACGGAATCGTATTTGGCAGATAAAGAAGTTTCTGAGACTATGGCATCTCGGTATAAGATGGTGAAACAGGATGAGCTATTAAATGAAGTAGCTCGGAAAGTTAATCCTATCAGTACACGAGAGTTCATACGAAAACTACGAAACGCCGGAGTAAAATGTTATTCGATTGATTTGGGATTTCCACCCCAAACAGTTGGATTGTGGGCATTCAAACCAGGATCAGATCGAGTTATTCCTGTGTGCTATCTTCAAGCGCCAGCGATGTACGAGTGGTCTATCCTGCGACTGGATCAGCGAGGACTTCCGAACGGTGAAGCGTTCAGGGGCTGGCGAACAGTTGAAGCTGAGCTAATAAAGAAAGGAATAATTTCTGAGGCGAGAGATAATCAGATTGTTGGTCGTCCAGTTGACGGTTACGTTAGCTGGAGATTCCGCCAAGACTTATATTGGTTTCGTAACAAACGAAAACAAGATAGGTTAGACCAACAAACGGCATCATAGCCGATAGCGCAGGGCTGTGCCCGAGCGCAAGAGGAACGAACATGGCAGATAACCAGACTCTATCTGGTGCGCACGCGGGCAAAGGCCCCGTCGCATCAGCAGTAGTATCAGAACCGGACGTAATCGCAGAAAAGGTGTTGGCAACACCAGCATCCGTAGCAACGGCACCTGTGGCGAACTCATTAGGGTTCGATCCACAGATGTTGACATCTTTGGTCGCACTATTACTAGCAGAGCGTCAAGACGCTATGGTGGATAGAGACCTAAAGAAAAAGCAGTTGGAAGCCCGAGACATGCAGCGTCGTAGAAACGCCGCTCATGACGAAGAGAGCGCACGTAGGCGACAGTCTATTTGCACACACCTCAAGGGGCAGAAGAGCAAGGTAAGGGTCGTAAATCTAGTAGACTACGCGGTTTCGTTCCACACGTTTGTGAACAACGAATCCTATATTAGGTGCTTGATTTGCGGCGCAAAATGGAAGCCGAGTGATACTCCTGAATTCTTTATCCGCCGGGGCGAGAAAATCCCGAACTGGACGGGTCTCGGATGGAAGGATGCCCAGAGAATGGCAACGCAGTCATCTAATTCGCCAACTTCATCCGAAGTGGTGATGGCTCGTGAGTATACTCCTCCAGAAATCGCAAGCAACCCTCATGCTGTAGAAATCTAAGCCCGCAAGGGCTCTCTGGCATAGCAGATAGTAAACACTCGGATTCTATGCAACTCCGAGTCATCTTTTACAGGAGTAAACTCTGAACAGCACATCTTATCTCCAGTAGACTACGGCAACATGCGAGGTCTATTGGCCCCGCCTATTCCGTAGCCAGAGTTCAACTATGGCTACCTCTTCTCAGTCCACGATAACCTTACAAATGCTTCTCGATAAAGTGCTGCCCCTAGGAGATGTGCGCCCTGTTTTGTCTAACGTTTCAGGCTATCAGCTTGAGCCGTTCATCACAATTCTCACTGACGTGATGAATGAGATTTATGGTCAGCCCTTCCCCTACAAGTGGAACGAAATTCAAGTTCCATACTTCTATACAAACTCATGGCAACAGGATTATGCGATTGTTGACCCTAGCATTGCCATCGGCCAGAACCAATCTTTCTATGGACTAGAATGGTTGGAGCGCGGTATCGCTATCAACTTGAGCAGTTCAACAGTTCCAAAGCAGTGGACATATGTCGAGACTGCGAGACAGTTAGGCCAGGCAACTGGAGCCTATATTAATCCGTGGTTCTTGAATCCTTTGTTCGAAGTAAACTCTTTCCCGAACTATATGCTGTATTACGGAACATGGGGTCAGGGTAATGTTGGCGGACCTACACAGGGAAACAATCCGACACCAGGAGCAATTTACACGAACCCGTTGGGATGCTTGGTGACGAATGTAACATGGTCTTCTGCCTCTGGCGGACAGGCTGTGTTCACATTGAATTATCTTCCATTTGGAATAACAAATGGAAGTATCTTCACGGTATCCAATGTTTATCCAACCGGATATAATGGATCATGGGTGGTTGTGAGCACAACAGGACCAACTATAACACCGACGTATTCACAGCCAACTGTAACTGTAACAATGACAACGAATCCAGGGTCATACGTCTACGGTGGATTAATCGGTGGTTCTAACAACGTTGTCGCACAGCCAACGGTTGAAGGACAGCCTGCAAACCCGATTACGCAGATTATCGATCCGAATGGAAATTATCAGGTTGTAACAGTCTACGGTACGTGCGGGCTCGTTATGCCGACATGGCCCGCAGCTAATGCTCCATTCGGTACGTTGACATTAGATGGAACAGTTGTCTGGACGTGCGTCGATCCAAACGCAATAGGAATGCGTATTGGGCCAGGTGCAGTTCCTTCACAGACTGGAGTCGTGTGGCAGTTCAACCTGGTTGGACAGAAGCCTGCGCCAAACTTTAGCAACCCGCCTGCGGCATTCGCGAACAATCCGTTGTCACAGACATTAGCTCCGTTCCCGGACAAGTACGAACCGCAATTCCGAGCCGGAGTTATCGCGCAATGCTATCGATATAGTACGCTAGCATCCGTGCAAGCCAAGTTCGAAAAGAATTGGGCTCTATGGAAGGAATCATTGACTCATCTTCGAGCAAAGCAAGACCGCGAACTCGAAGAGAATCAGTTCACGCTTGAGCGAAACGTGTTCAACGCCGGAACTGCACGTAACAAGTACGTGGGTGCCGCCTGGCCCTACAATTATCCGTACTAAAAGGCAAAACATGAATAAAAAAGATGTTTGCATTCGAGGACACGTCCTTATCCTGGAAAATAAAGATAATTCTGGAAGGTGTAAGGCTTGTCGAAATATCCGAAATGGTTGGAGAAAGCACAGTATCAGAGATAGGGCACGTCGTCGCACTCCTGATTCTCGTTATCGGGTTTTCTTAGCGGGAGCTAAAGTTAGGGAGTTAGAAGTCACATTAACATTCGAAGATTTTAAAAAGTTAATTTCTTCTAAGTGTTATTACTGTCAGGAATCCCTTCCTGAAACAGGAAGCGGTATAGATAGAGTAAATTCTAACATTGGCTATGTACAAGGTAATTGTAGACCCTGTTGCACTCAATGCAATAGGGCTAAGAGTGATAAGACGGAGGACCAGTTTAAAGAGTGGATTTTGAAAGTCTTCAATAACTGGATCAAAAGATGAGCAACGCCCTTCAGGACACTATCAACTACATTTCGCCTTTCTGTAGGTACATGAACCCGGCAATTGGCGCTAGTCTTATGCCGATTATAGGTATCGCATCTATCGTCCGAAACACGATGTTGGCAGCCCCGTTTCAGTGGTCTTGGAATCGAATCTATGACGACCAAGTTGTAACCGTTGCAGGACAGCAGGACTATCAACCGGATTTATATAATTTCGGGTATCTAGAGAAGGCTTCCGTTCAAAACGCCGCAGGGCAGATATGGGAAATCAAGGACATTAAGAACAATGAACCTTTGGCAAAGTCTACGCAGCAGGCTCGTCCGCAGTCTCTAGCTGTTCAGATTAACAACAGTGGAACAGACGAGCCTTCATCATTCTTGACGCTCAGGTTCTCAGCCGTGCCGGATGCAATCTACCAAGTGAACCTGATCTATCAAGAGGCACCGAGTAATTTTCTAGCACTCAACAGCCCATGGTCTCCTATTCCGGATTCGTTCTCAGACGTGTACAACAACATGGTCATGGGATACTACATGGACTCTTGCCAAGACGGCAGAGCGCAGCAGTACATCGCTCGTGGAGTCGCGGGATTATTGGCTCGTGCGCAAGGTTTGAGCGAGATGGACAAAGCTTTATTCGCTCAGAGTTATTTACAGTTTGATATGCAACAGATGCTGAGCAAGTTGAGAACACAACAAGGGCAACAGGCCCAAGGAAGTAGATAATGGCAGGTTTGCTTGAATCAGCCGGAGCGCAACCTAGGAATAAGAGCCGTGGGAAACCGATTCACATAGCTCGTATGGAAACCGGGTTGTTCACGAATAGAAGTCCGCTTCACGATACTGCAAGCTGGTTGTATTCAAAGTATGGTGGATATCCAGATGCGTTGTTCGACGGCCAGAACATGGAAGTGTCAAATCAATTGACATTGATCCGTCGTCCAGGATTGATAGAGTGGTCTGCTATACCTATTCCAGGCTCAATCAATTGGTTTTATGATTGGAACACGCTCGACCAAGGACCGTTGGTTGTTGTGGACAGCACGCTTGCATCATATCTTCAGACTCCGAACACCCAGACACAAATCTTTACGAAAGAGGGTGGAGCAACCTACGGATATTACCAGGGCGTGGGGGATACTCTCTATTACGGAGATGGCGTTCAGCTTTTGAAGTATGTTATTAATGCTCCGCCGGATACTCCGGCTGAGGGACAGGCGTTCAATTGGGGAATCGCAGAGCCAGCAACTTGGTATACCCCAACTCAGAACTTGACAAATCCTGCGCAGACGTATCAGATAATAGGTTCGCCGGGTGTTCCTCCGGTTGTCATTACAGAAACCGGGTCCGCTGCGCAACAGTGGGTTCCTAGCACCGAATTCTCAACGATGGGCATAATTGAAGTTCTGGATACCGCGACTTCAATAAATTATCTTTTTCAGTTGGTAAGCGTCAATGCCGAGCCAGTCTTAAGTCCGAACACTACGCAGATTGGAACAACCGGAAACGGTCAGCCAGCTTGGAATCAAACTCCGGGCGGGGTTACAGCGGATAGTGGTGGATGGAACTGGACCAATTGGGGACCGATTGTTGAATGGTCTCCGAACACGGTTTATAACAATGCTGGAAACGGTGCAGGCGGAACAGATATAAATCCTTGCATCATCTATGATCCGGGAACCGGATGCTGCTTCATCATCGGAAACGCAAGTGACAGGACAGGTACGAGCGGAAGCACTCCTCCGCATTGGACATCTGCGCCCCTATCTCAGGTTAATGATACAAACACGGGGTCAGATAACGCCAAGTGGTTCAATATAGGCGCACTGAAAACTCCGCAGCAATATCAGCAGTCTCACACGTACTTGAAATTTCAGGGTGGTAGTCAGAGTCAGGCTGGTATCGTAGAACCTGCGGGATTTGCTAACGGCTTTCCGGCTGGATATGCAACCAAAGGCGGAACCGCGACACCTACGCTGCCGTACATTTATTGGCAGATAAACGACACGGGATCGAATCAGACATCAGGATCATCGCCAACGCAGCCGCCGTGGTCATTCGTGCCGGGTACTCTGACGAACGATAATCAGTGTCAGTGGGTTTGTTTAGGTGTAGCAACTCGTGCGATTAACACGGCGTACACTGCGTGGACGGCAAACGGTTCGCCGTTCTCTGCGTTCGTAGACCCGAACGGAAACGTTCAAGTCTGCACGACAGGTGGAACATCCAGCGGCACAGCTTCATCCGGTATCGTATGGGGAACGACATACGGAGCGGTAACTAATGAAAGTTTGTATACGTCAGGGTCAACGCTAATTTGGACATGTGTGGGTCCGGTTTCTTCTTGGACTGCGAACACACCTTGGTACATGCCATCAACCGGATGGTTCCCACCGAGCGGGGCTGTTCCGTACGGTGGCTCAATAATCGTAGATAGCAATGGCAATCTTCAGGCTGTAATTATCTCTGGTATTTCAAATTCATCTACGCCTCCGACATGGGCTACGACTCCGATTGGAGCGACCAGTGTGGAAGGCGGATCGGGAACGATCACGTGGGCCTTGGTCGGGCCTTCTGGTGCGGCTGGAGCGTCTTGGACAAAGGGACGTATATACGCTTTCTCTTATGAGTCTCGTCTAGGGAACGATCAGTATAACTATCTTCCGGGAACTGTAATTCCGGCGTTTCCATCGCAGGTGTGGAACGCACCTCCTCCTGATTGGCCGTCGGCATTGGGTGCACCTACAGGATCGCAGTCAGGGCAGATTTCAACTGCGTCACAGATATACACGATTACGGGTGCAAACCCGGGCGCGGCTGTAACGCTTAACATTCCGGGTTCAACCGATCCGCAAGTGGATACGATTGTAATTTGGAGAAGCCTTGACGGCGGAAGCACGTTGTTCTTCTTGACAGAAGTTCCTAACAAGCTTCCGTATCAGACGGTTGTTGACATTCAACCGGACACAGCGATAAACCAGTTTATCGAAGCTCCAATCGCAGAGGCTAATAATCCTCCGCCAGCAGGATTCCTTCCGATGGCATATCACTTCGAGCGTATCTGGGGTGCGGTAGGAAATTTCGTTTACGCTTCTGGCGGCCCAGATACGGTAGTTGGTGTCGGAAACGAGTCATTTGATCCGAATGATTTCTTTGAATTCCCGAGCCCGGTAACGAAGATAGTTCCGACCGCGACAGGCATCTACGTGTTCTTAACAAACGCTGTTTATGCAATTCTTGGCGGACCTGTGTTCGATACGTTCTTCCCGACTCCGGCTATCCCAGGCGTAGGCTTGTTGCACTACAACGCTTTGGATGTGCACGGAGCTAATATTTATTTGTTCTCGGCAGACAGACAGTTCTTGAGCCTGGACCCGAGCGGTGGTGTGAATAGGATGGGCGGACCACTTGCAGATAAGCTAGCGACGTTTGATCCGACAAAAGCATTTGTCACGGTGCACGAATCTGGAAATGATAATGCTGTATATGTTGCGGATGGCGCGAACGGATGGTATAGGTTGAACCCGTATCAGTTTCCGAACGGAACCCAGGTTTGGAGTCCGTTTGCTGAGATTGTTGATGGAGCAGGTGCTGTACTGTCAATTGAAACTACGAGAGGCGTTCATCAACTTCTTGTAGCCAACCCAGGAAACACTCCGAGCGGCAATCAGGTCATTCTTTATCGAGACGAGACCGGAACAGTGTACACGGACAATTTGCTGCCGTATACATGCTATTTCACGATGGGCAGCATGAATGTCGCCAACCCAGGACAGATTGCCGGATTGACGTTCACCAATCTTCGTGCAAAGCGTGTCGGAACATCTCCTACGTGTGCGTTCTTGTTGAACGAAATTTCAGGATCGTTTACTACGTTCCCGGATTCACAGGCGTATCCGTGGCAGATTTATGGTGCTACAGGTCAGCCGACATCATTGTATTCAAACGCATACTACTTCCGCGACACTGGCGTGCCTGCGTTGGCAGAGCATCTTCAGATCAAGGTAAGTTTCCCGGCTGAGAATTTCCCGAATGAAGTCCTGTCTTTGACTTTGTTCGGCGTTATTGAGCAGCCTCCAGAGGAATAAATGGGGTTGACACTCGTTCAAGAGGTTCATAATTTATCATTTGTAAATGGACAGCCGTCTATAACATTAGGGTCTAAAGTAACAGCTGGAAATCTTCTCGTTGCGTGGGTATCTGCATCAAGCCCCATACTGCCGACTATAGTAGATGGCGGAGCCAATGCGTGGGTTCCATTAGCAATGGGTACAGCATCGTTCGCCCAGGGAGCATATTTTACTAACTCTGTGAATGGAGTTCTGGGAAACGTCTTAAATGGCGGTTACGGAACGGTTACAGCTTGGTACTGTATAGTCAGAAATACCAGAAACTTATCTGTTACATTTTTTGATACGCAGAGTCGTAATCTTCCAGCTGGTAACGGCGGAGTGCCAGAAAATTTGACGAGTCCAGCCTGTCAGGTTATGGAGTTTAGCGGCAACTCCATGAATCCGTTTGACGCGGTCTCTCAGACTACAGGAAGTAGTACAGCCCCTGCCGAGTCTGTAACAGTAAGCGGCTCCACTGATTTGATTATCGGGATTCCGATTACTGCTTTGTCAAATACTTGTGTTGAGACTGCGGGTTGGACAAATGCGGCAGCACCGTCAATAAGTTTTTCAGCTATATATGCAATTGAATCTGCGCCCGGAACTTTTACTCCTACTTTTTTATCTACTCCGTCGGAGACTTGGGGGGTTATAGCAGTAGGATTTAAAGCTCCTGGAACGCTTTATACTATCTCAGGTAGTCTCGGGAGTGCGGCTGCTGGAGCTACAGTTTTATTTTATTCAAATACGACCGGAGTCGTTTATTCCACAACCGCTGATGGTTCTGGAAATTATGTTTCTCCGGGTCTAGAAAATGACTCGTATACTATTCAACCGCAATTGGTTGGAGTAATTTTTGCGTCTCCACGAACTCAAGTCGTGACGATAAATGGGGGTAATTCTAGCGGAAATAATTTTACTCCATTATCTGTTAGCACGTCTTTAATTTTTACTACCACAGCTGCTGACACGCTTCAAAGAACTAACGAGTATCCACTGAATCCAACCGTGTGGTCGATAGACGGTTTGCCAGTTCCGCCGTTCGATCCTGGCATAGCGATTGTAAGCAATGAAGGTGTCATAGATTCAGGAACCATCTACAACGATTTTGCAGGACCTTTTTATGCCCAAGGAGTTGAAGTATATACTGGAGTAACTTTCGGTTTCAACCAGTGGGGAGAGATACGCTTAGACTCGTTAAACTCCACCAATTTTGCGCATCTCTGGTTACATGTGCAAACATCTATCGGCAGTGGCGTAATCGACGATTTCAAAAATTTTATACATGTCATAAATAATGGCGACGGCACCATCAACATGGAAGGTATCAGTGTTGGTTCGGTGTCTTTACAAAATCTGTGGCGTGCTAATAATGTTTCATTTTCTACCGGGGACGTATTTCGATTGGCTTGTTTGAACAGTGTATTTTATGTTCTGCACAATGGCACCCTGATCGGAAATTACGTAGCGCCTACTCTAGTTGGTGCTCCGGGGTTGACGATATCCGGGCTAGCTCAATCAGATACGCAAATATCGCACTTCCAGGCGGGAAACGTCGCTAGTTCCTCGGCTCCTATTTGGACATTGGTTCAAGAAGCAAATAATGGTTTGACTTTTATTAGCACTAATCCAAATGATGTTGTTTATGGTTATCCGGTTACGAAGGGTAATCTCTTAATAGCGTGGATTACTTCAAACACTATTCAGGCTCCGACAGACACCCTCAACAATACCTGGACTCAAATAGGTAGTACTGTAGTAGGAGGTTACGGAAGTTTAGCTGCGTATTGGGCCGTAGCAAACGCATCAGGAAATACAACGGTTAATTTCGGCAGCCGCTCTTTCGCCAATATAGAAGTTTTAGAGTTCTCCGGCAACTCAGCAACACCGTTTGACAGTTCATCTCAAACTACGGGAACCGGAACATCTCTTTCTCAAGCTATAATTCCGTCTACCTCTAATGAACTAGTTATAGGTTTCGGAATCAGCGCAGCCAGCGCAAAGATTTATGGAAATTATGGTTGGGGAAATGCGGCGGGCATAGGAACAAACTACTCAGCTATTTATAATTTCGAGAACTCGACAAATCCCGTGACTCCCGCTTTTACGCAGGCACCCAGTGGTGGTTGGGGAATCTTAGTTGCGGCTTTTAAAAGCTCATTCGTTCCTCCCAGTCCTAATGTTGCGACATTGCAGTCGCTCATAGGGTCATATCAGGGAACAAGCATCGTAACAGCTTTCTATAATCCAAGTAACTTAGATTTGCTTCAAGTAGTAGACGAGGGTGGTTCAGTTATTTGGAATTTAGATAGTTTAGGAAACTCGAATAATAACCCTCTGGCCCCGACTTCCAAGGCTTTGTTAGCGAGGTTTTTTGGTTCGACCTTTGCCCAGGCGCTCCCTAACCCGACTTTATTAAACGTAATTAAAATTATTCAAAACAGTGGTAAGGTAGTCTTTTTTGTGGATTATCAAGGCAACGCAGTTACTCCCTCTTAATAAGGTGATTTTAGTATGGCTCTTTCCGTAGTTCAAAGCTTGCTTGGATTTGCCGTCTCTATTTCTTCTAATCCGGTAACCTCTGGTAATTTTTCTTCAACCTCAGGTCACCTTTTAGTTGTTGGGATTAGAGTGGGGGCG